CGCCCACACCGGAGACGGTCTCACCCCGGCAGCCTCCCCGCACCTGTTCCTCGGCACCGCCCCTTATGGTGCCTCGGCGGGCATCCGGCTCAACCGCGCCACCTACTCCGGTGGAGTCTGGACCTGGGGCACGCCAGTACTTCTCGCGACCGGCCTGGTGAACAAGACCACCACCTGCGGGGTCTGGGACGGCAGCCGGTACATGTTCGCCTGGTCCGCGAACGCCGCCAGCATCTCCTGCGTCGAATGGGACGGAGTGGGTGCCACCGTCACCCGCTCACCCCCGGCCCTGCCGGGGGGTGTCGGCGTTGTGGCCGGGCTCTCCCTGGCCCATGACCCGGTGACCCACGATATCTACCTCGCGTTCCACGACGTGACCGATGGGGACGTGCGCTGGTCGAAGTTCACCCGCGCCACCACCACCTGGTCCGCCTGGTCCGTGGCGATTGCCCGTGCCGCTTCCACTGTGGACGGCCAGGTTTCGCTGCCCCGGCACACCCAGCGCAACACCATCCCGATGCTGTACTCCAGCATCTCCGGCAGCGTCTACACCATCTTCTCGCACCTGCTGCTGACGCTGACCCGGACGCCACCGACGCCCACCCTGGACAGCCCGGCCAGTGGGGCGAAGTTGAACCTCGCGCTCGGCGGAACGTTCACCTGGACCTACAATCCGATCGCTCCCGGCGACATCGAGTCCGGCTACACCTTCAAGCGGATCGCCGGGGCGACCACCGACTACTGGAACGCCACGACACAGGCGTTCCAGTCAGGCACCGTCGACAACACCACGGACCCCGACAATCCTTCGCAGGTCACCTTCCCGGCAGCGAAGTGGACGAACGGCACCACGTACACCTGGGCCGTGCGCGCCATCTCGTCCGGCGGCTCGGCGTCGGCCTACACCGCAGCCCGGACGGTGGTGTCGGCGGCCAGTCCCGTGGTGGCGGTGACGGCCCCCACCAGCGTGGTCTACGAGGACAGCACGCCGCTGGTGGAATGGACGTACTCCAGCCTGGATGCCCAGCGGGACTACGAGATCCGCATCATCCCTGAGGCTGTGGGAATCTCTCCCACGGACCCGCTCGGTGCGGTCTGGACGTCCGGGGTGGTCAGTAGCAGCGTGGCCCGTTCCGCCCGGATCGAGCAGCCACTGACGAACAACACCACCTACCGCGCCTACGTGCGGGCAACCTCCAGCGCTGCCATCGCTTCGGATTGGATGTACTCCTCGTTCAGCATTTTCGTGACTCCTCCCTCGGGACCGTTGGTGGAGGTGGTGGATTCGATCGACTACGTGTCCGGCGTGCCCCGCGTGCGCCTGGACCTGACGGGCCGCTCCTCCTTCCTGACGGCGGATCAGGACGGTTCCTCCACCGGCTGGGAGTCGGACGCGAACGCCACCGTGGCGAACGTGGTGGAGGACCCGGGGGTGCTGCTGAACGGGTTCTCCATGACCAGTGTTGCCGCTGGCGCGATGGGCGTCCGCACGGTAGTGGGTGATCCTCCTCCGCCTACGGTGGACGAGCCAGCACCGTTGCGCCCCGTGTCTTTTCCCGTGCAGGCCGGGACCGCCTACACCCTGATGGCTTCCTTCCGTGCCAACACCACCACCCGGGCGGCCCGGGTGCGCATCCGCTGGTACGACGATGACGACGGCACCGGCTCGATCATCAGCGAGTCGGTGAGCCCCCAGGAGAACGCCACGAACGCCGCCTACGAGTCGATCTCGCTGACGGAGGTGGCCCCGGTCGGCGCGGTGCTGGCGCGGATCGTGGTGGAGGTGCTGGGCACCGTGGCGGCCGGGGAGATCTTCTACGTCGGGCAGGTGTCGTTCCATCCTGGCCGGGTCGTTGCGTATCAGCCGGGTGGCTTCAGCGCCGTACAGACGCTACGTGTGGAACGTAGCGATGATGGCGGAGTCACGTTCGGGACGATCATCGCCAGGGTGAAACCGAACCTGCGTCAGATCGCCATTGCATATGACCGGCTGATGCCGTTCGGCACCGACGTTATTTACCGTGCCTACACTGACGTCGACCAGGGCCTCGGATCAACGCTGTCCTCGGGTGCCTCTTCGCTGGCCACGATCAACCTGGAGGCGGAACGTTGGGCGATCCGTGACGTCGACAGCGCTGACGAGGCTGAGATCTACGCCTACGTTACGGGTTTCGACCGTGGCGACGATGAGTCCAGTAGTGTGCACCGGCCGGTGGGGCGCTATTACCCAATCGTCGACACAGAAGGATTGCAGGCCAGCGACGGAACGCTGACACTGTTCGTTCCGGTGGGTGACATCGAATACGCTACGAGTGTGTTGCGTAGAACCGCAACGTTCGTGGTCCAGAACCCCACTGGCACAATCTTCTTCGCCCGCCTGATCCGGCGTAAGTATGAAGTGGAAGCGCTGCGCCACCGTAACTTCGTCATCCCCTTCGTCGAGGTCGACCCGATCCTGGGGGTGCAGTCGTAGTGTCAGCGCTTCTTGTACGGCCCTCGTCGGTAAGCGACAGGGTTTCTGATCAGTCGTTGCTCCGTCTCGCACGTAAGGCATTGACGCGACTGGCTTCCATTCGCTCTCAATCTGATCCGCGTATTCTCAGCACTGTAAGGGTGATTCGCAGGGCAATGCGTCTTCTTCGCGTTCCCCTTGGAGGCTCGACGAACATTCTCAGCATGGGAAACTGCTTCAAGATGAGTAGGCTCGCAGCAAGGCGGGTTCTCGCAGAGGTGGTCGACGTCCTGATCAGGTCGAGGTTCTTCCACCCAGAGGCGGTAGGCAATGCGGTGCGTCGGGGCGATACGATTGCCCTCATCCCGAATTTTTCCATACCCCTCCTTACTGGTGATGCTGCCAGTCCACTCCAGACAGGGCACGCCGTTGTAACTATTCACGGCACTGGGAACGCATTTGGCCAGAAGGCGAACTTCGACTGGGATCGGGTGTCTAGGCATGTGGGTACCCTACCCCAAAATTCAGGAGGGCAGTAGCCATCTGGAGGACCTCGCCGGAATTCGACCTTGCGTTGCTGGAGTCGGCACGCACCTGGTCCACGAAGATTGAGATCTTCTACGGTGACACTGTCGTGGAGACGCTGAACACGCTCCAGTCCGGCTATATCGGGATCGACGACCTGGCCGTGCGCCGGGAGGCGCACTTCACCATCAGCGACTCGGACGGCGAACTGACTCCCCGGGACGCGAAGGATCTGCTGACGCCCAAGGGCACGGAGATGAAGATCTACCGGGGCCTGTGGGTGACGGCGGCGAACGGCGTGGCGGGGTTCGAGTATGTGCCCCTGGGGGTTTTCGGTCTGGTGGAGCCGGAAGTGCGTTCCCACTCGGACGGAGTCGTGATCGAGATCAAGGGCTTCGACCGGGTCGACAAGTTGCGGGAACTGGAGTTCACCGACCCGTGGGTCATCGCTGACGGCACGCCGATCCATGAGGCGATCTCCGACATCATCGCCGACCGGATGCCGGACGTGGCGATCCGGGTCACCACCAGCGACTTCGTGACTCCCGAACTGGTCTTCGACCGGCTCACGTCGCCGTGGGACGCGATCAGGGATCTGTGCGAAAGCGCTGCCTACGTGGCGTATTTCGACCAACTCGGCCAGGCGGTGGTGGAGCCGATCACCGAGGTCGACTCAGGGGTCACCTACACCCCCGGCCCTCAGTCGGTACTGATGAACGTGTCGCGCAAGTTCCTGTCGGCCGACAAGGTCTACTCCGGTGTGATCGTGCGGGGCCAGCATCCTGACTATCTGCCGATCCGGGCCGAACTGTGGGACGAGGACCCGGCCAGTCCAACCAACTCCCTCGGGCCGTTCGGCAGGCGACCCTACGGCGTCTGGTCCGACTCCATCACCAGCGTGGAGCAGGCCGAGGCGATAGCGGAGGATAGGCTCCCTCGTGTGTCGCAGATGAAGCAGGAGGTGGAGATCACCACTCGTGGCCATCCTGGGCACGAAATCTACGACGTGATGCGCATTACCGACCCCCGCTCCAGCACGGACGGGCTGTTTACTCTGATTTCCGGCACCATCCCGCTGGTGAACCAGCAGGGCGAGCACACCCGGCTGCGTTGCAGGGAGGCCAACTCGTGAAGGCGGCAGTGACGGACCTGGCTGACGCCCTGTCCACGAAGGACCCCACGACGACGATGCGGATCGGCGTCATCACCGAGATCGACACCACCTCGGCGGCGAAAGTCCGCACGGACCAGACGGGTACGGCCTGGATCGCCCGTTCGCAGGACATCCGGCTGGCTGTCGACGACCGGGTGTGGATGCTCCAGCAGAACGGCGTCTTCATCGTCGGCGGTCGCCTGAGCGTTCCGCTCAGCAGGCCGATCGTGAAGCGCAAGGCCAACACCCAGGTCGTCACCTCATCGGCCACTCCGGTGAACGACACCGATCTGTGGGCGGTACTGGAGCCCGGCACCTACCGGTTGCAGTTGATCGTCCACTACTCCTCCCCGTCCGACGTGGCGGACATCCGTTCCCTGTGGGACTTCAGCGGCACTTTCAGTTCGGGCGGCCGGTCCTGCTTCGGGCCTGGCCAGATCACCACGGCTGCCGCCGGAACGGCAGCGGGTTCCGTCAGCCGCTCGTCCGGCCACGGCTTTACCACCGCAATCGTTTACGGTACGGATGCCGGGCTGACCGCCTGCGCGCTCCAGGAGGATGTGCTGCTGGAGGTGGAGACAGTGGGCACGTTGCAGTGGATGTGGGCTCAGGGCACCAGTAACGCGAATGCCACCACCGTCTCGGTCGCCAGCAGGCTCTATATCACACCGATCGAGCAAATCACGTAGACTCAGCAGAACTTGTCGAGCCAACGGGGAGCCGGATCAACATGCCCAAGAGAGATCACGGACCCTTGAGATCAATTGCTGAAGTCATCGGCGAGTACCCGTTCTGCGTGGGCCTGACCACCTGGGGCATGGTGGTCGGGCCGCTGACAATCCTCGATCACGCCCCCTCCGCCTCGATGGCGGACCTGCCCAAGGGTGTTCAGGTGAGTTGGGCGCTGGCAATCTTCATCAGTGCCACTTCCATGCTGGCCGGGCTCATCATGCGCCGCAACAGCCTGCTGATCGTGCGTGCGCTGGTTCTGTTCGCCACCACGTTCAGTGTGTACGGCGTGACGGTCATCTTCACTGCTGGCTGGGGTAGAGGAGGTGGAACCGCTTCCCTGATGCTGATTTTCGCCGTCGTGTGCCTGATCCGGTCCCGCTATCTGCGGGAGCATTTCAAGATCCTTAACGACGAGGCGTGCCGGAAGCATTCACCGAACGGTGGCGGAGAGGGGTCATGAAAAGTCTGCACCGGATACAGTTGATACTTCAAGGGATCAGGTATACGAAGGGCGGCTGACATGGTGTTCATCACGGCTGACCCTTCGGCGTCCTCAGGTCAGCCGTGGTGGGTCTACATGATCATGGGCCTGCTCTCGACGGGCTCAGGAAAGTTCATCTGGGACACCTACAAGGACTGGCGCAACCAGCCCTCCAAGGCGATGCGCGAGAGTACCGACATCGACGCATCCATCGTCACCGTCGCGCGAGCCCGGGACGAACTGGAGGCCGACAACGTCCGGCTGCGGCAGGAACTGATCGACCAGGAGTCACGGCATTCACGCGAGCGTGACCGCTGGCTGGCCGACCAGGAGAGGCTGCGGGCCGACGTGGCCCGGCTGGAGGCCCAGATCCGCACTGAACGCCAGGAAGCGAACGACCGCTACGACGCTCTGCTCCAGCAGATCCAGCGTCTGGGCACCATGACTGACGAGGTCAGTCGAAACCTGAAGTCTGACGAGGAAACCCGCAGGCATGATCTTTAGGGAGACGCCGTGAGAACGGTCAAGCACAACCCGGACGACGCCGCCGAGGTGGCGGCAGTCCAGACACCACCCGGGGAACCGGATGGTGTACTCGTCGACCCGGAAAGCATTGACGGGGACGACGAATCGGTGGAGGAGGTGGTTCCCGAATGATGCTGACCCAGTTGGCGAACGTGGCCCGCCGCACTGGCTACCCGGTGATCGAGGTGCCGGGCTGGAAGACCAGGACCCGGCCGGGCGGGATGAGCAGCGTGCAGACCGTCACCTGCCACCACACCGCGAACGGCGGTGCCCGGGGAAACTACCCGAGCCTGCGAGTGGTTCGTGACGGGCGGCCCGGCCTGCCGGGGCCGCTGGCCCAGTACGGGCTCGGTCGGGACGGCACAGTCTTCGTCATCGCTGCTGGCCGGTGCAACCACGCCGGAGTGTCGCTGAAGACCGCCTACACCAACTCCAACGCGATCGGCATCGAGGCCGAGGCCGTGGGAGTGCCCGGCACCGAGGGCGACTGGCCCGCCAGGCAGATGGACTCCTACGCCCGGCTGTGCCTGGCCCTGGTGGAGGAGTTCGGCGCGGTTCAGATCGCAGACGTACTGGGGCACAAGGAGACCTGCTCCCCCAGGGGGCGCAAGTCCGATCCTTCGTTCAGTATGCCGAAGTTCAGGGAACGGATCGGCAACCTGACATCGGTGAAGAAACCCGTAAAGCCCACCCCAGCAAAGGATTTCATCGACATGGCAACTCAGGCAGAAGTCGAGGCAGCAGTCGTCAAGGGCGTCCTCAAGGTTCTCCAGACGGAGCAGATTGTCCCGAACGTTCCCACCCCGACGCAGGTCGCGGCCGACCCGAAGGTGAAGACCACCTACTACACACCGGTCGGTGCCTGGGCGAACATCGAGAAGGACCAGGACGTCGACCGGGACGCGACGAAATCGGACCGGGACAACCTCCGCACGCAGGTGGCCGCGCTCGACTCGGCCGTGCGTGCCCTTACCACACAGGTGGCGGAACTGAGCGCTAAACTGAGCCCGCCTTCCACGCCTACCAAGGAGAACTGATCATGAGTGACGCCATTCCGAACTACCGCAAGAGCACGTTCTGGGCCGACTGGTTCGAGCGGGTCGCCTGGACCGCCGTCCAGGCCGGTGTCGGGGCCGTTTCCTACGCCCAGTGGGACGCCCCGCTCTGGTCGGTGCCGATCATCGCCGCTGGCCTGTCGGCCATCAAGGGGTGGGTCGCCCGTAAGGCCATCGCCGCGAACGAGGACAGCGCCAGCACGGTGCCCGGCGTCTGACCCAGTCCGCACCACAGAGCCCGGCCAGTCCTCCGCTGGCCGGGCTCTTGCGTTGTCATGAGGTTGTCAAGTCTGCTATGGTGTTAACAACATAGCGCATGACACCCACGGAGGAAACCCATGCTTACGCAAGTGATGATCCTGGCTGAGCCGACGCTCAGCGCGGCCGAGACCAAGAAGTCCCTGATGGGTCTGATGCTGATCGCCATCAGCCTGGTCCTGGCCTACCTCACCCTGAAGGCCCTGCTCGGCCCGGCCCAGGGTGGCGACTACAACCGCACGCTCAAGATCGGGCTCGCCAGTGTGCTGGCGATGATCCCGCTCGGGCTCGGAGCCAGCGCCGTCGTGGCGATGGGCTACGGCGAGGCCCTGATGAAGTTCGGCATCGGGCTGATCTCCTGATGCCGACCCAGCACGCGGACGACGCCGGGCGTCAGATCCGCCAGCCGTGGCTGGGAGCCAAGGGTGCCCGGTGGCCCTGGGACTGGACCTACAGCGAGTGGGGCCTGGCGGCAGCCGCCTTCACCATCGGCGGGACTCTGCTCACCTGGGCGATCCCCTCCGTGGTGGTGGCCTTCTTCGCCATTCGCTGGCTGGCGGACCTGCTCAGCAGGGCCACCGACAACCAGAAGCGTACCTACCGGCTCGTCGTGGCCTGCCTGGTCATGCTGTGCCTGATGTACTCGCTGGACTGGAGGACGTGGGTCAGCCCCATCTTCCTGCCGGTGGCTCTGCTGCTGTCCTTCATCATCCCCTTCCGGGCGGTGAAGTTGTGGGGCCGCTACATCACCTGGAACCGGCCGATCGGCTACTGGATGCGGCTGCCGTTCCAGGTCGCTCGCGGCCCCCGGCGTAACCGGCAGCGGATCATCGACCCGACCCCGCTGGCCATGAACCTGGAAGGCCTCAGCGACGAGACCGACGAGATCAAGCCGGGCCGGATCGTGACCGTCCCCCGGCCGAAGTGGGGCACTCCTTCACCGAAGCCCCGCGCGACGGTGCAGGACAAGCCGGTCGTCAAGGCGAAGATCAGCAAGGCTCCGAAGCGCCCGGCCAAGGTGCCGATGCGTGAGCGCAGCCCGCTGAAGCCGAGCGCCACCCCGAGAAAACGCCCCCGCCTCATCGAGCGCACGCCGCAGGGCATCCGCGTCGGCAAGACCGAGTACCGCCTGGAGGACTACTGATGATGGGAAAGCCCAAGAAGACGGCGCTGCCTCGCACCACCGTGCTGGCATCGAACAGCAAGGAGATGGTCCGCAATCTGATCCTGCGCAAGGACGGGACGGTCATCGCTGGCTACCGGATCGGTGACTCCCGCTGGGATTTCACCGGCAAGGACGCGAAGACGCTGGGGATCACCCAGAGCGCCGACGTGTACGCCAACCTGACGGGCCGCGAGTTCGAGGAGCGGGTCTCCACCCGGCCGCACCCGGTGCAGACATGGGCGGCCAACCTGGACGCCCGCACGCCGCGTCCGGCTCCGGACATGCACACCTGCGACCTGAGCATGAGCAAGGGCGACCTGCTCAACGGCAAGTGCGGCTGCGAGACGTGGGGCGCGCACCTGCTGCGGATGCAGGACCGGATCGCCCGGACCGGCATGGACGACAAGATCACCTTCCGCTACTTCTCGCTGAAGGCCCAGATGAACCCCCGGGCCGACCTGCACAAGCAGGTGAACGAGTACCTCGCCAACGGCAAGGCGTCCAAGGCGCTTCAGGCCGTGATCGAGGACGAGAAGCGCGTGCAGGACGTGGTGAAGGACTGGCCGGGCTCTCGCCGGATGAGCGAGTACGAGCAGGGCTGGCTGCGGGTGCGCTCGCTGTCGCCCGGCGTCCAGCCGACCGGCGTGCGCGCTGTCGGCCGCAACGGCTGGGACGAGATGGCCCTGCCGTCGCTGGGCAGCGACACCCGCTGGGAGGAGACGCCTTTCGGGCGGACCGTCAAGGTCACCTCCTTCAACGAGGGCAGGCAGACCGAGACCGCCGTGCGTGTGCTGTCACTGGCCCGCTGCGGCGACCTGCACTACCCGGAGAACGGGTTGCCGCCGTGGCAGGTGCTGTCCGAGTCGGCCGTCGACTCCAACGGCGTGCCCTTCTCCGTCGAATGGTCCATCAAGGGAAGGCTTCTCAGCGGCGAGGAACTGACCGCTCAGGTGGAGTTCGAGTTGCGCCGGGCTCAGTACATCCGGCGCGACTACGAGGAGCATGAGGAACTCCCCCCCACCGCCGTCGACAAGGCGATCGAGGTGGCCACCAACACCCGCGACCAGGTGACGACCGGCCAGCAGGCCGACGCCGCCCGGTTCCTGGGCCAGGTGAACGTGATCATCACCGGTCAGGCGACGGCATCGCTCACCGCTGAGCAGGTGGTGGAGGAGCGCTGCGCCGCCTTCATCCGGATGTACGCGGGCAACGGTCTGCGGATGGACTTCGCCGGGGCCGACAGCCAGTCGTTCATGCTGACCAGCACCGTGCCGGGCGAGCCTTACGACACGGTCGGCTACCAGCGCCGCCTGCGGCTGCCGTACCTGGCGGCCGGGATGCCCAGCGTCACCAGCAGTGTCGGCGACCAGCGTGGCCCGTACCTTGGTCACACCTCCGGTGCCAGCCGTCGTCCGGTGATGCATGACCCGCACTACGCCACCGAGGGCAAGAAGACCGGCCGCGACGTCAACATGCACATCGCTGTCGGCACGCTCGGGTCCGGCAAGTCGGTCCTGTTCGGCTCGGTCTCCTACAACGCCGCACGCCGGGGCATCAGAACGATCATCTCCGACCCGTCCGGTCCGCTGGCTGATCTGACGAAAATGCCTGAACTGGAAGGAGTCTCGCAGGAGATCAACCTGCTGAACGGTCGCAAGGGCATCCTGAGCCCGGCCAGTCTCATCCCCAACCCGGTTCGCGCCGACTACGAGGACGAGCAGGGCGGCTGGGCCGACGCCATCGAGCAGGTGCGGGCCGAGCGCCGGGAACTGACGATCGACATGGCCCTGCGCTGCCTGCCCGAAGACCTGGTGGCCGAAGGCAGCACCAACGCCGCCCGCACTCGCAACGTGCTGCGGCTGGCGGGTCGCCGCCACGGTGAACTGGCCAGTTGGGAGACCAGCACCACGTTCTGGGACCTGATCGAGCACCTGAAGACCTTGAAGGACGAGCACGCCGACGCGGTGGCCGGTGCACTGGTGGACGCCAGCACTGCGCCGCTGCTGCGGCTGCTGTTCCCGGTGCCGGGCACCGAGGTCGCTACCGGCCACTACGACAAGACCCTCACCGTGATCACCACCCCGGGGATCACGCGGGCTGTCGACGGCACGCCGCGCGCCGACTGGAACCCCACCGAGATCGGTGCCGACGCAGTGCTGCGGCTGACCGGCATGTTCACCAACCGGCTGATCTACTCGAAGGAGCGTGGCGAGCGCTGCGTGGCGATGTTCGACGAGGCTGAGTCGCTGACCGACTTCGGGCCGGGCCGCTCCATGTTCTCGCGGCTGGGCCGGGACCACTCGAAGTGGAACATCGGTGTCTACATGGCCGTGAAACACATCAACTCGCAGATGCTTTCGGGTGAATTGAAGAACTTTCTCGCGTCGGTGTTCGTCGGCAAGATGGCCAAGGCCGAACCGGCGTACGACGCGCTGAAGTTGCTGGGCCTCAACGACGAGCGGTACGTGAAGACCCTGCTGGCCCTGTCGGCGCACACTCCCGGCGAGTTCGTGCACGCCGACGTGGACGGCCGGATCGGTTCCCTGCGGGTCGACGTGGACTACCACCCGGCCCTGAAGGCTGTCCTGCTGACCGACCCGACCCCTGAGGGCTCCAGCCACTGGGCTCTCGAAGAGGAGAGCATCTGATGGCCAAGCACAAGGGGAACGCCCCTCGTTATGCGGCGCTGGTTCTGGTTCTTGTCCTGGCCGGGCTCCTGATCGGCATCTCCTTCGCCAGCCAGGCCAAGGCTGCCGCGCCGGAGGCTGGGAACATCCCCGGCGTCGAACTGTGTGACCCGGATGCGCCTTTCGCGCTGACTCCGGAGTCGGGTGTGGCTGGCCTGCTGGGTGAGCGGCCGAAGAAGATCACCACGGACAACAGCCCGGATCACATCTGGTCCACCGGGGGATTCGCGGGCCTGAAGTCGTACACCTACGACCTCGGCTGCAACCCGAAGGACTGGTTCCGGAACGCGAACGCCAATGGCGGGTCGGCATTCTCGAACCTGGTGATGTCGACCGGTGACGCGATGGTGTCGCTGGCGGACTCCACCGACCGGCGTGCCTGGTCGCCGACCTGGGTGCTGTCGTTCCTGGACGACTTCGCCGAGCGGGCGATGGGGATGTCGAACACCCTGCTGATCGTGCCTTACCTGGGGATCTCGCTGGCGGCTGTGACGATCCTGATGCTGCTGCGGGCGAAGGAGGGGGACATCAGCGCCCAGGCCAAGAGCACCGGCTGGATCATGGTGGTGCTGATGATCACCTCTGGCCTGCTGCTGTTCCCGATGATCACGGCCAAGGCTGGCAACCGGGTCGGCTACGAGTCGGTTGCGGTACTGAACGGCGGCGACAACCCCTCGGACGCCATCACCAACCAGGTGGTGAAGAACGTCCAGTACCAGGGGTGGCTGCGGCGCAACTTCGGTGACGACACCGTCGCTGCCGAGAAGTACGGCCCGGCGCTGCTTTCCACGATCCGTGTCTCCTGGGCCGAGATGGACGCCATCGAGAAGAAACCGAAGAAGGATCGGGCGAAGGCTCGCGCTGCCCTGACGAACAAGAAGTCCGACCAGTTCAAGGGCATCGCCGCCGAGATCAAGAAGAACCACAAGAACGCCTACCGGCACCTGACCGGCGAGATCCAGGTGGGGCCGGTCGAGACCATCGTCGAGACGCTGTTCGTGGCGATGGCCTGCGTCCTGCGGATCGCCATCTCGATCCTCATGATCGCCTGTGTGATCAGCCTGACGACCCTGGCGATCTTCTGGGTGGTGCTGACCCCGGTGCTGATCCTGCCGGAGACGAAGCGGTTCTCCGGTCAGCGGGTCGGCATGGGCCTGGTCAGTAACAGTTTCCTCACCGTGCGGTACGTGCTCGAAGCAGCCGTTGGCTCCTGGTTTTTCGGTCTGTACCTCCAGGCGTGCATGGCTCCGGGCCTGAACCTGTGGTGGTCGCTGCTGCTGCTGGTGCTCGGCACCATCGTGGCATGGCTGACGATCGCACCGTTCAAGAAACTGAAGTCGATCCTCAGTCTCGGCCGCGCGGACGGCACCTCGTACATGGCCAAGGTCGCCAAGATGGCGATGGCCACCTACGCACCGATGGTGAGCGGTGCCGTCGCGGCCTGGCGGGTCAACAAGCACACCGACGACAAGGCGGAGGAGGCCGAGGAGAAGTTGTCCGAGAACCGGCCGCAACCGCAGATCGTCGAGGCGAAGATCTTCAACCCCGGCGAAAGCCCGGACATGTGGTCGCACACCGAGCACCACCCCTTCGCCGACCGGGTGCTGCCTACGGGCGGGCCGCAGCCGTTGCCCGCCCGGCCGCTGTACCAGCGGGGCGACTCGGCACCGCCTCCCCCGGAAGACCGCAAGGAAAGCCCTTACCAGCCCTATGAGCGCACTGACGACAACGAAGGAGCCCGGACATGAAGGAATGGATCTTCGACAGCCCGGAGAGGATGAAACTGGTGGCCATCGGGCTGGCAGTGCTGTCCGTGGTGCTGATGGTCGCCCTGACCCTGAACCGGGTGGCCGGAAGCGGCGGCGGGCGGGACATGGCTCCGGCCCCGGTGGTGTCCGACGAGCCGTACACCGGCCCCACGGACCTTGTGCCGCCGTCTCCGGCCCCGGAAGGAGCCTCCCCTACTCCTGACTACGGCAGCAGCGCCGGGATCGCCCTGGAGGCCGTCAACGCCTTCCTGCTGAACGACAGCACCCGGTTCGCCGAACTGGCACAGCCGGAAGCGGTCGAGGGAATCAACGAGGCACCGGCCCGGCCAGCAGGGCAGGAAGTCACCGGCCGGGTCAAGACCCTGCTGCCCGGCCCCACCCGTCAGCAGGTGCTGGTGCCCACCACGGACGGCGACCTGGTGCTGGACATGGTGGTCATCGACGGCGCGTGGAAGGTCATGAGCATCGAGTACGCACGATGAGCGGCCGGATGATCGCCAGCGCGATCTTCTACCTGGTGCTCGGCGTCATCATGCTCGTCCGGTCGGCAATCCTGCTCGTGGAGCCGGGTTTTCAGATCGACTCCACCCTGCTCGTCATGGCTGGTTGCTCCTGGTTCCTCTGGGGAATCCACTTGATGATCAAGGAGATCACCCGATGAGCGCGGCCGAATGGACAGTCGTCATCATCTCCTCAGCCATCGGGGTGCTCATCGTCCTGATCTACGACAAGGCGGTCCGCCGATGAACAACGCGGGCAAGGTCGCAGGGGCATTCGCAGCAGTGGCCGGGCTCGCGGCGGCACCGCTGATGCTGATGTCCGTGCTCTACTCCGGCCCTCCGCAGGCCAGCCTGGACGCTGAACTGACGCAGTGCACCGTCTCCGCCGTCATCAAGCCAGCCGGAGCGCTTCTGGGGGCCAAGGACATCGGCGCGCTGGCCTACAACACCGGCTGGCGTGGCGAGGACGTGGACATCGCGGTGGCTGTCGCGCGGGCGGAGTCCGGCTGGAACCCCAGGGCCACCAACAAGAACAGCAACGGCTCCGTGGACTACGGCCTGTTCCAGATCAACTCGATCCACGCAGCGATCCTGGCCGGTGGCAACTGGGCCGACCCGGAGGACAACGCGAAGATGGCCTTCAAGGTCTGGGAGGACGCGGGCGGCAAGTGGGGACCGTGGGTCACCTACTGGTCCGGCACGTACAAGAAATTCCTGAAGGAAGACGTGGTTTCGCCGACGTGCCGCCAGCCGATCGCACCGATCGAGGCGAAAGGTGCCTGCGGGCCGGTGAAGAAGGGCTACCCGAACGGGCAGATCCCCCGCTCGGCCCTCTGCTCGCTGTGGGCCAACCGCAACCACTACCTCCGAGGGGATGCGGCGGCGAAGTTCGACGCGCTGTCGAAGGCCTTCGCGGCCGAATTCGGTGTGGCACCATGCATGACCGACTCCTACCGCTCGTACGCCGCTCAGGTGGACGTGCGACGGAGGAAGGGGCCGGGTATGACCGCCGACCCCGGCACCAGCAACCACGGATGGGGGATGGCCCTGGACCTGTGCGCTCCTGGCACCCAGGACAATCCGAAGCCGTGGCCGGGCTCTGAGCGGTATGAGGTGTGGATGTACCAGAATTTCGACAAGTATGGCTGGACTCATCCAAAATGGGCCAGGACTGGCGGATCTCGCCCCGAGCGGTGGCACTACGAGTGCAACTCGTGTGGTGCGAAGTGAATCCTTATGATGCTCTCGGGGTGGCGGCCTTCCGGGAACTGCGAGCGCAAGACGAACTGAAGGCCGCCAGGAAGGCCAAGCAGGAGGCTCTGCGGGCACTGCACGCCACCGGCATCCCGAAGTGCAAGGTCGGATCGCTGGCCCGGGACGACCTGGCGATGCACGGCTTCGGGCCGGAACTGATCGCCCGGCTGGCGCTCTCGGATGCCAGTGTCAGGCTGGTGCTCGACCAGAAGTAAAGGAACGGCCCCCACCAGATCTGGTGGGGGCCGTTCTGTCATTTCCTCGCAGGCTGGCTGGTGAGGTGGAACCAGGGACAGAAGTCGCAGCGGTAGTACCTGATCGGGATCGGCTCGTCCGGGTCATTCTTGGCGTTGGAGCGGATCTTTCCCAGTGCGTACGCCGCCCGGATCTCGTTCCGGAAGGACTTCTTACCTGTGGCCTTACAGCGTTTCATAGTCGGGGTCGTGGACGTGCGGCTCGTAGAAGTCAGCCGTCTTGTGCTCCGGGGCGTGCAGATCGGCGTGATCCTTCTCCAGCCCGGCCAGTGACTGCTCGTCGCTGGTGGTGCCGTGGAAGATCCGCAGGTGAGCCAGCAGGCTGCCAGGGTCCGGGAACGAGACCGGCGTCTTCCAGGGAGCATTCTTGTTCGCCCCCTGCTTGCCGACCTCAATCCCGCCGAACTTCGTGGCAATCAGCCCTTGAGCCACAGCCATCTCCACGTTCGGGTCCTGTTGCGGTGCGGGCGGTTCGGGCCTGCTGACCACCTTCACCGGCCCGGTACGCTCGCCGGTCCATTCTCCCTTGCCGGGGGAGGAGATGGTGAACAACGGGGGAGCGGCCTTCAGTACCGTCCAGGCCCGGCCAGTCTTGTCCTCCACCACCCAGCGCTTGCGGACCTCACTCCAGACGCTCCAGTCACTCCAGTCAGCCACCACGAGGCACCTCGAATTCGACCCGGATGCCCAGTCCTGCAAGGTCTTCCAGGTACTTGTCGTCGGGCTGGTTGTGGATCTCGCCGAAGGTGTTGCGCAGTTCCTGGATCGCCCGCTTGCGGTTCTCCCATTCGGTCGGCACGCGGAACTTCGACCGGCCACCGTAACGGCGGCCCGCCGACGCGGGCATGTTCACGATCATCTTGATGGTCATCAGATCGCCACCATCACCGGGTAGGAATTCTCGTGATAGGGGTCAGGGACGACCAGCCAGAAGCCGGTGGCGTCCGAGCGGACCTCGTTCTGCTTGCCCGCATCCCAGGCGGCCTTGACCGCGTCGATGCAGGTCGGCCCGTGCCGCCAGTAGTCGCTCATGTCGAGCGCGACTTCGTACTTCCACTTGCCACTGAAGCCTTCCGACTCCGGCCTGCGCACGAACAGAAGTCCACGCACAAGGCCGTCATTGACGGCGTATCCCATAGTGCCTCCCTCGTCAGTTGTCGATGAGGCATAGGATACTTGACAAGCGCTCAACAAGTCAACATAATGGAGCGGTCAAGCACCAATAAACAGCCCCTGGAGGACATCATGGCCCGTGAAGCCAAGTACACCCATCAGCACGCCGTCGTGGCCACGAAGAACTCCTTCGACCTGGTTGTGGCGGTCAGCACCAAGGCCAAGTGCGACAAGGCACCCGTCGTGCGGGCGGCCCTGGATCTCCTGTTCGACCTGGACGACGGCGAACTGAAGCCCGGCGACACCTTCGAGGCCGCCGTGGACCGGGCCATCGCCCGGATGGCCGAGCAGGGTGTCACGGTCCGGCTCGCACCCGAAGCCGCCGTCTAGAGACCCGCCCGATCCCACCACGATCGGGCGGGTCTTCGGCGTAGAGTCGAAAGCCCATCCGAAAACGGACGGCCCCATGTCGCGCTGCTGGGGAGCGATGCGACTGGGGCCATCGGCGTCCTGGAGAGAACCTTGAATCAGATCCTATCAGCGACCCCAGATGTAGTGGTAACTACGCCTGAGCACCACAACGAGAGAGCGCTCTCCGACGTCCACTGGACCGGTACAGAAGGCGATCCCGGCCACCGTCACACCCTGCGTCACAAGATCATTTCGGAAGGCCCGGATCGGGTAAATCTACGGAGAGTGAGAAAGATCTTGAAAATCTCACGCGAGCCTCTGACCTGGGGTGTCACACCTGTCACAGCCTTCAAATTCAGCCCACGTGAGGAAACTGAAAAAAAACTGAGTAAGTTTGCTGTGACACCTGTGACAGCAACTCTCCGTAGTCAGTTGAACTAGGTCAAATCGGACACCTGGAGATGATCTTGAACACCACATTGAAGCCGGGAACCTTGAAGGCTGAAGCAATCGCCCTTGCTGGCCGGGGTCTGAGCGTTTTTCCGGTCACTCCGCGTGGCAAGGAACCGCTCGCGGGCAGCGCCGGGCACCTGGAGGCGACCACCGATCCGGCACTGATCGAGCGGATGTGGCGCGACAGCACCTTCGCCAACATCGGGATCTACGCCGGAGCCTCCGGGCTCTACGTGGTCGACGTGGACATGAACCCCTGGAAGAACAAGATCGGCGAGCAGACCTGGGCCGCGCTGGTGGCCCAGCATGGCCACGTCGACACCTACACCGTCCGCACCTGGTCCGGAGGCCTGCACTTCTACTACCGGATGCCGGAGGGCATGAGCCTGCGCAACACCTCCGGCAAGGACGGTGGCCGGGGTCTTGGCCCGGACATCGACACCCGGGGCAACGGCTACGTGCTGGCTCCGCCGTCGTTCGTGCGGGAGGTGGACTCCACCGGGATGCACGAGGGCGTCTACAGCGTCGAGCACGACCTGCCGATCGCCGACCTGCCGCAGTGGATCATCGACCTGGTGCAGGACCGGCCAGCGCACGCACGTCCGGTGGCCGGGTCCGCACCGCTGGCGGCGGACGACCTGGTGCTGGCGCGGGTGCAGGCGCTGGCGGACGAACTGCGGGACGCTCCGGACGGGCAGGGCAACCACACCGCCAGCCGGATCGCCTTCTGGGTCGGGCAGTACGTCGGTGCCGGGCAGATCGACGACAGCGAGGCCATCGGCATCCTGCTGGACGCGGTGGCCGGTTGGACCTGGCGCTCGGACAAGGACGCGAAGGCGATGGACAGGACGATCATCAAGGGAGTGGCTGACGGAGTGAAGAGTCCACGCGCCTGGGAGCGCCCCATTGCCTCTCCAGCGCCCGTCAGTGCCCCGCTGGCGGCCCAGGAGGTGTCGGCTGCTGTCCCGGTCGCGCCAGAGGCTCTCAAGCCGTCACAGGCCGCTCCAGCCGATCCTGAGAAGGAGGCCGAGCGGGACATCTCCGACTGGGCGACCGACCTGGGGCAGGCCTACCACCTTCAGGACCGGCTGCGGCCCCGGCTGCTGCACGCGGACGGTGTCGGCTGGCATCGCTGGGACGGCACCAGGTGGGAGTTGATCAGCAACGACTCCGTCATGAACATGGCCACCCGCTTCTACCGCAGCCAGTTTCGGGCAATGCTCGACAAGTACCGCGACACCGAGGAGGACCGGTACTTGATCCTCGCCAAGGCCTACAAGTCGTTCATGAGTGGTGGCCGTCTGAGCAAGATCGTCAAGGTGATGGGGGTGATCGACGGGATCTTCGCGGACGCGGCCGACCTCGACCGGCACCTGGACCTGCTGAACACCCCGGCCTGTGTGGTGAACCTGCGCACGGGCGAGAAGATGCCGCACGATCCGGCGCTGCTGATGACCAAGGTCACCAGCGGTGGCTACCGGCCCGGCTACCGCCACCCCGACTGGGACAAGGCGCTCGCGGCGCTGAGCCCGGAGCAGGCGGCCTACATGCAGATCCGGATGGGGCAGGCGGCGACCGGCCACAACTCCAAGGACGTGATGTTCCTGGTCGGCACCGGCAACAACGGCAAGAGCGCTTACACCACGGACGGCGTGTTCCCGGCGATGGGTGACTACGCGCACCTGGCGCAGCCGACGCTGATCAGCAAGGGCCAGGGCACGGGTGCGACACCGGACCGGGCTCTGCTGCGGGGCACCAGGTTCGTCCTGATCGAGGAACTGCCTGAGTCGCACGCACTTTCGGTCGAGGAGGTGAAGCGGATCACCGACACCGGGGTCATCACCGCCCGGCTGCTGAATTCCAACCCGATCACCTTCAAGGCCACCCACACCCTGTTCGTCACCTCCAACTCCCGCCCGTCCGTGGCGGAGGTGGACCACGGCACCTGGCGGCGGCTGCTGCTGATCGACTTTCCGCTGACGTTCTGCGAGAAGCCGGAAGGCCCGAACGAGCGCCTCGGTGACCCGACGCTGAAGCGCCGCGTGGCCGAGGGCAATGACGGCCAGCATGACGCCATCGTGACCTGGCTGGTGGAGGGTGCGATGAAGTACTTCGCGGACCCGATGCTGATGGAGATCGAGCGTCGTCCGCTGGAGGTGCGCGAGGCCATCCGGGCATGGCAGATGGAGGCGGACCGGATTCTGGCCTACTTCACCGAGCGCCTGCTGCCGGACAGTGAGGCGATGGTCACCCGCGCCGACCTCTACTGGGACTTCTCGCAGTTCCTGGCCGGGCAGGGGCACGCGAAATGGAGCCAGGAGACATTCCTTTCGCGCCTGCGTACCCATGAGATCTTCCGCAAGGCGGGGATCGAGGAGGGTCAGCGGCGCACCAGCACCAGTCTCTCGCGTCCGGCCGCCGTGCTGAACACCTTCGGCAAGGACGTGCCGAAGGTCGGCGAGCGCAACCGCGTCTTCGTCGGCCTGAAGTTCCGCACCGACACCTGACAAGCAATTGACAGATCCTTGTCACCTGCGATAAACTGCCAGGTCAGACCACGATGGGAGACCTATGACTCACACCTGTTCCTGCGGCCTGGAGTGGCGTTCCAACTCCGGCCGCGACCGTTGCCAGTCCAAGCATGAGGAGAAGGTGGACGCTTGAAGATCATCATCAAGTCCCTCAGCGACTTCACCAACGACCCCGAGGACTCGGCCACTGGTTGGCCGCCGCCGCTGAACTTCATGCGGCAGGGCTGCCGGACGGACGGCATCGGGGTCTGGGTCGAGAGTGGCGGACGCTTCCTGGAGGAGGCGCACAGCATGTACGCCGCCCGGGTGGCCCACCACGCCGACTTCCTGATCGATCAACTCGGCGTCGGCGAGCATGAAACCACGGCGGCCGACACCAGGGCATGGGGGATTTGATGAGCGGTGAGGGAACAGTGAGCGAGGACATGCCGGAGATCGAGGAGTGCGGCCCGGAGCCGACGTTCGAGATGGACGCGGACGGCGTCACTACGCTGAATTGGCACGGGGAGCGGCCCGAAGTCGTGATGATGAGCAGCGATTCGATCGAGGCCATCGTTGAGGCGCACAACGAGATGATCCGCAAGATCACGGCGCTGGAGTTCCTGGTGGCGATCTACCGGCTCGGCCGCAGGCCCAACGCCGCCGACTGGAAGGCCGCTGGCTACCCCTGGAAGATCGATCCGGACGTGCGGATCGACATCATGCGGCGGAAGGTGGGGCCGTGAAGATCGTGCTCTATGACGATAAGGGCGTCCAGCAGGACGACATCGAAACTCCGGCTGAACTGGCTGAAGAAATGATGGCCGCCGCCAGGAAGGTCCTGCACTCCACGCGCTACTGAACTGTCGTACCCCCCTGGGAGACTTGCCTTATGGATGATGAACCGTACGACAAGTACGCACGTGTCAAGCCTTCCTCCAAGGGTATCCCTGCCCTGCTGAATCCTGCGGACCGCGAGGACCCGGACCGGCCGCTGCGGACCGAGGATCTGATTCCCCGTCACGGCAGCCACGGCACGCCGAAGATCTGGTTGCCGGACGGGAGCGGGATGGAGTACTACGGGCGGCCTTCCGGCTGGGGCCAGGACGTGGAGAACGCCGAGCGGCTGGCCGCCTGGCGGGTCCGCAAGACCGTGGAGGGCTACCTCGACACCGGCCAGCAGGGGCTGACCCTGCGCGGTGAGCGGTCGGTCCTGGCTCCGCCGGACGAGGACAAGGGCGGCCACGACAAGATCAACGAGAAGGCGAAGAACCTCGTGTTCGACGCCGACCGCCAGGGCACCATGAAGCACAAGATGACCGAGAAGTACGACCTCGGCATCCCCTTCAGTGTGGTGGACGAGTATGAGCCGGTGCTCGAAACCTGGGTCCGGCTCACGAAATACATGGTGATCGTCGACCTGCCCACCGGCCAGCCGGGCGTTGAATGCTTCGTGGCGATGGATCGTCAGCGCCTCGACATGAACGGCGAGCCGATGTTCCACCCCGACGGTGAGCCCATCATGATCCGGCTGGCCGGGACCTTCGACCGGTTGCTGCGTTACATCCCCTGCCCGATCTGTGGCTGCCGCAACTACATCGCGGACCTGAAGACCTCCAGCGCCAAGGGCCTGAAGTACGCGCAGCGCAAGTCGGGCATCCAGTTGGGCATCTACAGCCGCGCCAAGTTGTACGTGCCCTGGTCCGATGGGTTCGGTGCCGACCGGTTCGACCTGCCGGACGTGTGCCTGCATCGCGGCATCCTGATCTCCATCCCACCCGACGGTGAAGGTTCCATCCACTGGATCGACATCGCTCGCGGATACTTCCGGGCCGTCTCCCTGATCCCCTGGGCGAAGGAGCACCAGAAGGAGAACGACTGGATGCGTGAGTTCACCCCGGTCCCGAACATGTGGACCGAGATCGACCGTGCCAGAACGGTTCCCGAGGTGCAGGCGCTGTGGCGTCAGTATCCCGGTGAGCAGTGGACCGAGAACGACAATGCTCTGACCCATTACGCCTCGGCTCGTATCGAGGCACTGAACCAAGGAGTGGTCGTCTGATGGACAGCAACGACAGCAGGCAGATCAAGGCTTACGACGAGGCGGAGCGCCTGCTCCGCCTCGCGGGTGACCTGACTAACCAGATCCAGACCGGCAAGATCACCGGCTCGGCCCGCGAGCCCGCACACCAGCGGATCAGCCACCTGGAACAGCAGGCGGTCGGCTGGGCACTGCTGGCCGGGATTCGCCTGCCGGAACGCATTGGCCCATCTGCACACGAGGAGGAGAAGGCATGAGCGCCACCAGGGATCTTCAGGACGATCTGCTGGAGGCCCAGCAGGCGATCGTGGCGATCAGCGTCTGGCTGGACGACTATCCACCGAACAAGGCCAAGGACCCGCTGGCGGCATTCCTGCTGCGGTTCATGAAGGTCTTCGAGGAGGCTGGTGAGATGGTCGGCGAGATCATCGGCATGACCGGTCAGAACCCCCGCAAGGGAGTCACTTCCGACCTGGAGAAGGTGCTCGACGAAGCCTGCGACGTCATCATCACGATGCTCGGGGCGATCGAGACGGCCACCCAGAACCAGGGCGAGGCTTTCCCGCGCCTGTTCGAGAAGATCGAGAAGGTGCATGACCGGATGCAGGCACTGCCCTCAGCCGACGAGATCCCCAGCGACGTCAAGATCGATAAGTTCCTGGATCGTGAGCCGATGCAAGAGAAGGTTCACGATCACTCGGATACCGATCCGTGGTCGAAGGATGGTTTCGATCGGCCGACCGCGTACATCGACGGCTGCGTCATCGAAACTGTCGGACCCCCCGACTAAAATGAGACCAACGACAGAAGAGTTGCAGCGCCTCAATCAGCAGGCGTTCGACATGACACAAGGAGGCCCAATCATGGGATACGGGAACCGCAGTAACGGTCTGACGCCCAAGCCGGTGCAGAACCAGATCGACCACATCGCCATCGTGATCGACGCCAGCAGTTCGATGAACCGCTTGCAGGGCGCGGTGATCCGGGTGGTCGACAACCAGATCGCTTACCTGGCGCGGCGTTCCAAGGAACTGAACCGTGAGGTCCGGGTGTCGGTCTACACGTTCGACACCATCGTGGAGTGCCGGATCTTCGACAAGGACGTCCTGCGCCTGCCGTCGATCGCCGACTTCTACCGGCCCAACGGCATGACCGCGCTGGTGGACGCCACCATCAAGAGTCAGGAGGATCTCGCCACCACCTCCACGATCTACGGCGACCATGCCTTCCTCACGTTCGTGGTGACGGACGGCCAGGAGAACCGCTCCAGCCGCACCCCGGGCGCGTTGCGGCGGATTTTCGAGACCCAGCCGGAGAACTACACGGTGGCGATCCTCGTGCCCGACCACCAGTCGGCCGACGAGGCTGCCCGCTGGGGCTTTCCGCAGGACAACATCCGCCCGTGGGACGCCACCTCCGTGGCAGGTGTCGAGGCCGCTGGCAGCACCATCAACACCGCCACCGAGAACTTCTTCTCCGGCCGGGCCAAGGGCCAGCGTGGCTCCCGCGCGATCTTCTCCACTGGCACCGACACGGTGAACGCCGCCACGGTGAAGTCGACGCTGACTCCGCTGGCTTTCGACAAGTACCGGCTGATCCCGGTGATGCCCGAGGGCGTCACGAAGGACACCAAGGTCCGTGTCGACAACTTCATCAAGAACGACTGTGGGATGAAGTTCGAGTTGGGCAAGGTCTACTACCAGTGGAACAAGCGGGAGAAGGTCCAGCCGCAGAAGCGCCTCGCGGTCGTGGAGAAGAAGACGGACAAGGTGTACGTCGGCACGCAGGACGAGGTCCGCGCGATGATCGGTCTGCCGGACATGACGGTCAGCCAGAAGGCTGACCCCAACCCGGATTTCGACATCTTCGTGCAGTCGACGGCCCCGAACCGGAACCTGGTGCCGTACACCAAGGTCCTGGTGATGGTGTGAGCATTGTTCCGATCGGCGGGGTCGCCAGCATCCGTGCTGGCGGCTCCGCCCCGGCGCTCGCGGGCCAGATCCTGCGTGGTGACGCTGGTCCGCAGTTCCCGGCCAGGATGGGGATCGGCGGCCCGCTCGACGGTGTCGTGCTCCGCTCGAACAGCACACGGCTGGACTACCGCAAGCCGATCGTGACCGTGGTGCACGACATCGAAACCCTCGACACCAAGGTCGGCGTGGATGCGCCGCCGATCGTCACCTATCTGCCGAAGATCATGAACGTGGTGCCGTACCGTTCCTACCGGATCTGGGTGCAGGAGAAGGATTGGCACCCGATCTTCGACGAGGACTACCCGGACCCGTCTCGGAACGAGTTCCTGTGGCAAAGATTTCGTGAGGAGGTGATCCAGCGGCTGATTGACGCCGCACCGGAGGACAATCGGGCCTGCCGCCAACTGCCGTAGTTGACAAGCGCCTGCTATACTTCTCATGTACCACTGAAAACCCGCATAAACAATGGAGGCTCAATCATGAGCGAGTACGACGACGACGCGTACGACAAGTACGCGGACAACAGCAGCGGCGATTTCGCCCCGGTCGTTTCCTGGAAGGGCATCCAGGACGGCGACGGATTCACCGGGGTCCTGCTCCCGGTCGACCCGCTGGGTGACCCCACCAAGGGACACGAGCCCCGGCGCGAGTACAAGCAGCCGAACGAGAAGGAGAACGAGCCGGGCGGCTTCACTCGCTGGCCCCCGAAGAACAACAAGCAGAAGATCACCCAGCCGGTCAGCGAGGCTAAGTTCGCCGAGTTGTGGCCGGACCTGGATGTGAACGAGGCCCGCAAGGTGTGGCAGCCTCACTTCACGTTCGAGACCGGCATCACGGACGGCAAGTTCATCTCCAAGAAGACCAAGAACCGGATGGTGGAGGCCGAGCAGGACCCGAACGCGGAGACCCGTCGTCGGCTCATCGAGCAGGGCAAGGATCTCATCACGAAGATCGAGGCTGCACTGGCGAAGGTCGGCCGCAAGCCCCAGGTCGGCCAGACGTGGCGGGTCGGCATCTCCGAGCGGGTGGAGAACAAGTACGGCGGCGAGACCACCATTTACACGGTGGACATCAAGGCTCCGACCGACGAGAGCCGCGCCGTCGTCGCCAAGTACATCGCCGACGCCAAGGCCAAGGCTGCCGAGAATGCTCCTGTCGCCGAGGGCGACAAGTACGCCACGGTGGGCTCCGCCGAGGAGCCCCCGTTCTGATCTGACTGGCGAGCGCAAGTCGGAGGATCTGTCCCCGTCGTACCCTCCGGCTACTCAGCGGCGTGGCCCGGCCGTGTGCACACGGGCACCTAATCATCAGCGAACAGAGGAGCATCACATGGCCAAGGTCAAGGCGTTCGACCCCAGCAAGGCCCGGCTCGAAGCCGAGAAGACGGTCACGGCGGCCGAGGCGGAGATCGCCCGGTTGCAGACCAAGGTGGAACCGGCCAAGAAGAAGGTCACCGAGGCCGAGCAGAAGCAGAAGGACGCGGCTGCCGCCAAGCAGAAGCAGGTGGACGTGGCCAAGACGAAGTTGAAGGAGATCAACGACGGCATCGCCGAGCAGGAGGCGCTGATCAAGCGGGCGCAGGAGTACCTGGCGGCGACGGCCAACCTGGAGGCCACCGCCGTCGCGGTCGACGCGGCTCCGGCCGGTGAGGTCGTCGACAACGGCGAGCCTGCCGTCGTCTGATTCAATCCGCAGGGCCGGGCATCTTCGGGTGCCCGGCCCTTTTGCGTTGGGAGAAACGTGGCAACGAAGATGTGTGGCCGGTGCCGGGTCACGAACAAGGCTCCAGGGAAGCAGAAATGCCATGAGTGCCTGATGCTGGAGCAGCCTGCGCACGTTCAGGAGATGGACGCGGAGCGCCGTCTGTCGTACGTTCCGATCGCGCTGCGGCGTGCACAGGTACCGAAGGCGGAATGGCCGATGGGCCGCCGCTGGTGCTCCGGCTGCCAGTCCTTCCGGCGCATTGACGACTGCGTCGGCTCCCGCTGCCAGGTCTGCAACAGCCGGGCCGCGTGGGAGGCGATGCTGCCGCGCACGTATCAGATCCACGGACGCCCGTTCACCGCTGACGACTACCGCGAGTTGTTCCGCCTCCAGGGTGGCCGGTGCAAGACGTGCGGCAGGAAGTCCACCTCCCGGCGTCTGGCCGTGGATCATGATCATGAGACCGGCCAGGTGCGCGGCCTGCTCTGCCCGGACCCTGAATGGGGCTGCAACTACGGCATTCTCGCCAAGATCAAGACACCGGAGATGGCGTATGAGATCTGGCAGTACATGCTGAAGAACTGGGCCGAGTCGGTCATCCCGAAGTGAGTTGACAACTCCTTGACAAGGAGGTAGGCTCGTTGCATGACGATGAAAACGCGACGAGTGACATTCGCGGGCTATGACCGCGACAACGACAAGGTGTGGGAGGTGGAAGGCATGGGCTTCTTCCAGGCCACCACCTCCGAGGACGCCCGGATCAAGGCCCAGAGCCAGCCGGGTGCCGACTTCTACTGGTACCAGTCTCACTTCGGTCCCATCACCCCGGACCCGAAATGAGCACCATGAACGAGATGGTCAAGGAGATCGTCGGGTTCATCGACAACAACCACCCGACGCTGGTCTCACACACTGATCCGGTCGAGGTCGCACCCAACGTCTACCGGGTGAATTTCTTCTACACCAACAGCCCCGGTGAGGTGGAGGTGGAGTTCCGTGTCAAGCAGTGACTTCGACCTCGAAAGGCACTGCGTGATCTGCTCGACCGAACTGGACGAAAACGGCAACTGCCCAAACAATCCGCCCTCGAACGAGGAGTGATCAGATGGACAAGAACGAAACCTCCGGCGAGTACGCCAGCCTGAGCGAACTGGCCGGGCAGTCCGATCCGCCCCGGGAGACCCGGGCGATCACCGAGACGCTGCGGCTGGCGCTGCTCGACTACGCCGACATGGCCGTGGGTGATGTGCAGGTCGTCGGGAGCGCCGTCGTGCTGCGGCCGGGCAGCGCTCTGACGTTCAGCGTGCTGGATGTCGATGGCGTCGAGTACGACGTGTTCGCCCGGCCGAGGCCCTGATGTACCGGCCAGCGGTTCCTGAGACTCCCGAGGAGGAGCAGGAGAAGCGCGAGCATGACGAAGACGAAACCGCCTGCGACTGGCCGTATGCCGAGCATGACGAGTCGGATTGCGAAACGGTCGACGGCGTCTGGGGCGGCACCTGCCGCCGCTGCGGAGCGGAACTGGGAGGAGACGAATGAGCGAGATGACCAGGGATGAGGTGCAGTCTTTCGGGGACGAGTTCGTCTTCTTCGGCTGGGGTCCACTGCCCAAGGCGGTGGGAACCCCGGTCCGGGCGTGGCGCTCCGGCGAGTGGATGATCCTGAAGCGGATCGAAGATGACCAGCCGCTCGGCACCGTCCGACTCTCGTCGCGCTGCTGGGGGCAGAAGTGAGCGGTGTGCAGGAGCGGTTCATCTCCTATCTGCCGGTCAGGGAAGCGCTCGCCCCTGTGAATGGCGCTCAGGTCATCGCCGACTCCTGGTGGATGGTCCACCCGAGCAAGGGGCTGGTGTTCTACCGCAAGTACAGCCCGCAGTGCAACATCGACAGCCGGATCTCCAAGAAACTCGCGTGGATGTATCCCGACTGTGAAGTTGCCTTCTTCCCAGTCGTTTTCGTGCCAATACGGCACCAGCCACCCGGAGGCTACTGATGGGCGAATTCGCACAGACCTTCTACGGCAAGGCAGTTCCTGGCGACACCATTGTCTGGGCTCGCGGCGGACGCTACTCGGTCCTGATTCTCGGCCGGGTCGATTCGCTCACGGCGAGCGGCAACCTGCGGATCACCGTGAGCCGAGCGGATCGATCGGACGTGAAGCCGGGGGAGCAACTGATTGCCACGGCTGCCAAATCGATGGTGGTGAAAATGGCATGAGTCTGTGGACCGTGCTGTTCGTGGTGTTCCTCGTCCTGAAGTTGGTCGGCGTCATCGCCTGGTCCTGGTGGCTGGTGTTCCTGCCGCTGATCATCTGGGTGGGGATCATCGTCTGGTACGTCTATCTGGTCCACAAGCGCCGTCAGCAGGCGCTGGCCAGGCTGCTGGCCCGGGAGCGGGCGATGAGTCATCTCAGGAGGTTCCGGTGACAATCGCTTGACAACCACCTGTCATGAGAGGAGAATAGAGTCATGACATCGACACTCGCAGAAGCGATCCTGAAGAACGTTGACACCGAGAACGCCACGTCCGGCGTCGCGGTTGCCGGTCTGATCATGGCCGAGGCCAACCGGCGCGAGCACCTTGCTGGTGGAGTTCAGTCCGTCGCCTGGAACCGCACCGAAGGCATCGGCGTCCTCGTGGACGACGAAGGCCAGATGGAGCACCTGTCCCACGCGCTCGGCCTGAATGTCGTGCTGGAGAAGGTGAAGAACTACAACGCCGGTGGCCAGCCGGGCAACGGCTATGGCCGTCGTGGCACGTTCGGCGGCTACCGCGTCACCGTCTGGTATATCGAGGTCTGATGAACCGTCTTCCGATCTGGGCACAGTGGGCACTGGTTCCAGTGCTCACTGTTCTCATGCCCATCATCCTCAGTCTGGCACCGGAGATGTTCCCCGTGATCATCCTCTGCCTGCCGATCGCAGCAATCGTGGGCTTAGACAACAGTCCACGAAACCCCGTCTGGAACTGGAGAAAGGACCGAGCATGAAGGTGCGGCGCACCAGGAACGGCAAGGTCTACGCCGTCCACAATACCCGCGCGATCGTGGTGGGCGGGATCGACCTGAAGCACATCGACTACCTGGTCAACGGCAGCAACGAGGCCCTGGACGACGTGCTGCCCGACGAGGCACCGGACGGCAAGTTCTGGCTCGACGGTTACGCCGCCGTCGAAGTCGACGACGACACTCCCGTGGACGTGCTGTGAAGGACGCCCTGGGAACCAATTTCACCGTGCATGACCGGGTCGCGCTGATGGGTGATCCGGAAGGTGAGATCTACATCGGCCGGGTCACCATTGTAAACCTGGTCGATAACAGCGTGGTGGTCGAGTGCGACCACATCATCGATCGCCGGGGGAATGTCGCGTCCGGGAGGATGACGATCCAGGCCGACCGGCGCTGGGCGCTGGTGCTGAAGTGAAAAGCATGACGGGAGAGACCGTTTACCGGGGCGACCAGGTCGTCCACATCAGCAGCACCGGGTTCATCCAGATCGGCAGGGTGATCGAACTCCTGCATGACCGGGAGGCCGTCAAGATCCTGATTCACACCTCGATGGCCACGGGTGCCTCACCCCGATCGGTTTCTGGTGGCACGGGGGTCGTCCCCTGCCAGAGGATTCTGGTCCTCAAGTGAACGCTCGCGCGGGAGTCGTTTCGGCGCAGGTGGCCTGGGGCATCAGCCTGCCGGTGACCGCAGCGGCTCCCACGCTGGAACTGAGCATCAAGGGAGCGGTGGCCGGGTTCCTGGTCGCCGCTCTCGCTTCGTTCATGCCGGACCTGGATCACCCGAAGTCGACGGCCGGTCGGTACGTGCCGGACTGGGGCCGGGCATTGCTGGGCGGGCATCGGATGCTGACCCACTCGATCCTCTCGATCATCGTCGCTCACTGGCTGACCGGATACCTGATCGGTAACCCGATCGTGGCGAACGCGGTGGCGGTCGGCTGGGGTGTGCATGTGGCCATCGACATGCTGACACCACAGGGTGTTGGCTTGTTATATCCCCTGTCCAGGCGTAGGTTCGGGCTGGGGTGGATCACAACAGGTTCCAAGGCTGAAGACCGGTTCGTCACCGGTATGAAGGTGCTGGGAATCAGTGTCGCCATCCTCTACGGATACCTGCTCTTTCCCGGAGGACATGAATGGCCACTGATGCAACATCCCCCCTTCGCATGACCGAAGACACCATGCAGAACATCATTCGCGCCTGCCGCACCCAAATCCCCGCCGAGGCGTGTGGTTTCGTGGTTGCCGAGAAGGAAAACCCGACGATGGGCAACAGCATCCGGATGATGCCGAACGTCCATGAGAATCCTCTGCGCAACTACCTGATGGATGACGAGCAGGTGCGGACCGCCTACGCCGAGTTCGACCGGCTGGAGCAGGAGCCGATTGCCGTCTATCACAGCCACCCCGTCAGCGAGGCGCTGATGAGCGACCTCGATCGGGAGCGGGCGGCCGACGCATCGCTGGCCTACCTGATCATCTCCTTCCAGGGCGGCCGGACGAAGGCGCGCGCCTTCCGGGTGCGACATTGGATCGGCAACACCGTCCCCTACGACGTCCCGATCCAGGTGCAGGGCAAGGTTTCGCAGGTCGAGAAGATCCCGCGCGGGCCGTGGGCACTGCTGGCCGGAAACTACGTGCGGATCTCGTACCAGCGCACCGGCAAGACCGCGTTGTCGATCTGTGTCGCACGGGTGCTCGACTGCGACGGCGACGTGGTGCGCCTCGACCCCGACCACAAGACCGCCGCCCGGATGATCCCGCTGGAGCGCATCCGTTCCGTGCACGTCCTGTCCGAGGGGGCCGGGGCGGCTGCGGTGCGCGAGCGGCTGCGGGTGCTGGCGGCCGACGCCAGAACTCTGCTGGCCTCGACGAACGTCGGTGCCGTACCGTCGATGCTGGAAACGCTTCACCAGGCTTTCCCTGCGGGGATCAGCATCACGATGGAAGAGAAATGACGACGCAGCGGCAGCAGATGACCGTGGTCCTGGTCTCCGTGCTCGGCGGCCCCAACGACGGCTGGACCGGCCGCATCAGCGTGCCCCTGGAAGATGAGGCACGCCAGCGGGTCCGGCTCGAAGGCACCGTCTACCGGGTCCGCCGCGAGCGGGGCCGGATCTTTCTCGTACACCCCACTGCCTGCGGACTGTTCTGGGAGGACTAGCCGAGTTGCTCGACCGGCTTGAAGTGCCCGTTGAGGCGCAGTGCGTCCGCCAGGTTGGCATGGTCGCCGACCAGCGGCTGGCCGTAGGGCGCTGAGACGCGGGCAACCCACCGGTCGAACGTCTTCGGTTGCGCGGGCGTGGTGAGGATGAAGGCCTGATCGTTCCGGCTGGCCCACCATGCTCGCGCGAAGGCCGAAGCCGCCCGGCCACCAGCGGTATTCGCCTCGGGGCAGTCGATGCCTTCGAGCCGGATGTGCTGGTGGGTGTGCACCCAGAAGCCGAGGTCGATGTCGAGCACGAACGTGTCGCCGTCGATCAGCCGGAGCAGCCTCGCCTCGTACTGGTACATCAGTAGGCCTTCACGGTGCCGATCCGGTAGACCGGTGCCTCCGGGTCGTCGGCGTAGCGGACCCAGGCGGTGTACTTCCGCCCGGCCGTCAGCGGGAAGTCCGTGCCGGTGCCGACGAGGATGCCCCGCTCGCCACCGAGCACGGTGGGGTCGGCCCAGTCCAGTGGCCGGGCTCCGGGCGCAGTGAGCGTCACCTCGAACTCGGTGGTCTCCTCGCCGTCCGCCGTCACGGTGATCGGGCCGACCCATTCCTTCGTCTCGGCGGCGACCAGCCATGCCGTCAGTTCGTCAGCCATCCTGTGCTCCCAGTGTCGCGGCGATCCGGCCCGGCTCTCCCAGGGCACTGACGATCCTCTGCTGCTCCGCCAGTGTCGCAGCCACCTGGACATCCCGGGGCGGAGGAAAGACTCTCCAGCGGGCGCTCAGGGCCGCTGAGACCCCATTGCGGACCAGCCATTCGACGTCCAGATCCGACGCCAGCCGGTTGCGAACCAGCCACTGCCCGGCCAGGTCGGTCTCCACCCGGGAGAAGGATTTCCACCGCAGGTCGGCATCCGATGCGAGGACTTTGCGCACCAGCCACCGCAGGTCGGCGTCGGCCGCGACGGCGTTGCGGACCAGCCACTGCCCGGCCAGGTCGCTGGCCACCAGGTTGCGCACCAGCCAGCGGTTGTCGAGGTCGGACTGGACCTGAGCGAATGATCTCCAGCGGGCGTCGAGGTCGCTGAGCAGAGTTGAGCGTACGCCCCAGCGCAGGTCCGCGTCCGACGTGAGCGCGTTGCGGACCCGCCAGCGGGCGTCGGAGTCGCTGCTGATCCCGTTGCGGACCAGCCACCGCTCGTCCGAGTCGCTGAAGATCGTGCTCAGCGCCTCCGGCCCGATCTCCGCCTCCCGGCCGGAGTCGAACCGGACACTGTCGATGTCGACGGTGGCGGCGACCGTGGTGCCGTTCGCGGTGATGCCGTGGATCACCTGGAACATGCCGGTCGTGCCCATGTCGTAGGCGCTGGAGGTGGTGGCCGCAGCCAGCGCGGTGGTGCCCTCGTTGTCGTAGATGTTCACCCGGAGCACACCCGTGGTAGAGGTCGCCACGGTCGCCACGGTCTCCACCCGGTACCAGGTGTTCAGGCTCAGCGCGGCGGCGTGGGTGAGCGTCCCGGCCCCGGCTTGGTTCTGGATCTGCAACCGGTTGGTGGAGCCGTTGTAGTTGAACGACATGATGTTGCCGAACGCGGCGTTCTGCGGGATGACGATCCGCTTGGTCGTGGCGAAGCCGGTGGGGATGCGGAACTTGAACGACAGCGCGAACTGGGTGCCGGTGACGGCCGGGCTGGTGGTGCGGCAGGTGACGTTGGTGGCCGGGACGCTGTAGGAACCGGCGAACGATCCGTAGGCCGCGCTGGAGGTGGACACGGCGGTGCAACTGGCACCGATCGACACCGTGCCCCCGGTGTTGGCGTTGGTCAGCGTCGTGCCAGCAGGCCCGGTCGCCTCATAGTCACAGGCTGTCGTCTTGGCCATTACGGCAGCGTGTCGCCGGAGACGCGCAGCACCACACCGTCAGGGTTCAGCGCGGCAGCGCCAGCAGTCACCACTCGCCGCAGCCAGATGCCCTTGACCTGGCCGGGCGCGAGGTCGCCGATGGTCAGCGGGCCGGAGCCGAACGCGCCGATGCTGGAGGGGGTGCTGGTCTCGCTGGCGATCTGCGCCGCCTGCGCACCGGCCGACCCCTTGGCGCTCGCGGCGATGTTGTCGAGGGCGATGGTGACCGTGCCGCCTCCGGCCGTCTCCGACTGCACGGCGATCGTGGCGGAGTAGAGGGTGAGCGTGGCGTGGTTGTTCAGGATGAAGATGCAGCGGTACTCGGTGGAACCGGCCGCCGCCTCCGCGCCGGACACGTCGTCGAACACGTTGCCGGGGGTGGCGTCGGTGATCGCCGTCGTGCTGACGTACTTCCCGAGCGAACCGGCTGGCGTGCCAGCGGTGGAGTCCCCGGCTGAACCGGTGACCACCGACAGGCGTTTGACAATGTCGCTGGCAACGATGGCCATGAGGAACTCCCTGAGTCGACTGCGGTCAGGTTACCCGTTCGAGCGCACCACGTACTGGCCGGACGGACCGCTGCCGATCAGCACCGCGCCGGACAGGGCCAGGCCACGCAGCCCCAGCCGCAGGGCCGGGTCGTTGTCGAACACGTTGTCGTGGACGCTGGCCGGGAGCGGCCCCATCTCCGCGCCCCAGCGGATCAACTGGTAGTCGTTGGTGCCGTACGGGTCGGGCAGGGCGAAGCAGCGGTTGCCGGACACGTCCCAGGAGTGGCCGGTGTTGAAGGACCCGCCGGACTGGAACGGCAGGGCGATGGGTGCCTGCCCGTACCCGAACCAGTTCTTCTGGATCTTGAAGTTGATGAACCGGCCGTTGCTCGGGCTCAGCATGACCGCCGTCCCCCACCGGCCGCCCGGGAAGGACGTGGCCAGCACGTCGTAGTGACCGAAGTTCGGGTTGGCCCGCATGTCGAAGAAGCAGCCACGCACGATGCCGTCCGTGCAGCCGTTGGACTGCACCCCGTCGTTGTGGGACCAGCCGGGGTGGCTCGCATCGTTCGTATGCTTGGAGTCGTTGGCCCAGAAGGTGAACGGGCCGACGTCGCAGCCTTCCATCCACACTCGTGAGCCCCAGTAGTTGACCAGGTCGCTGCCGTTCATGAACCGGGTGCGGGTGCACTTGCCGAGCCGTTCGCCGTTGGCGCACACCAGGTTCACGTCCGGCTGGACGCAGTCGATCACGCAGTTGGTGAGGTTCAGGACGGCGTTCGCCGGGGTCGAGGTGGAGCGGGCGTAGACGATCGACGTCAGCGGGGGGCTGCCCGGCGTCGGGAAGGGGCGACCCTCCACGATCGAGTTGCTGAGGGTGCGGGGGATGGTGGCGGTGAACCTGACGTGCCCCTTGACCAGCAGCCGATCGAGGTTGGCCGGGCTCGTGTTGGTGATCGTCACGTCCCCCTCGACCACGGTCAGGTCGGCCCGGGTCAGCCCGAGCACGTCCAGGCCGGTGATCGGCCGGTCGATGTCGAGGCGGAACGGGTCGTACCAGACGGAGGCCGTGGTGAAACTGCCCCGGGGTTCCGTGGCGGTGAAGTAGAGGCGAGTCATGGCATGGTGCCGGTGAATACCGCCGTGTGGCCGTCGTCGGAGACACGGGTGAGGGTGATCGTCGCGTCGGCAGCGGCGAGAGCCACCTTGAATATCACTGTGGCGGTGGCCTGCTCGCCGTTCGGTGCGGTGGCGGTGAACGGGATGGAGAGCGGCGGATACTCGATGGTCATTCTGATCGTGTCGCCGCGCACGTAGAAGGGCTTGTCGAAGGTGATCGTGGGTGCTGGCATGAGGTCAGCGTACGCTTTTTCGGCCGGACAGCAGCGCCCGCCAGCCTGGACAGGCATGGCGGGCGCTGGCGACGTGGTCCACTTCCTCCGGGTCCGCTGTCGAACGGCCCGGGGCTTGTGGCTCAGACAGTATAGAGCGTCATTCTGGCGTTACTGACCGGCCCATCTGCGCCCGCCACCCGAAGGGTTGTAGCGGGCGTCGATCGTGGCCGTGTCATCGCGGTAGCGCCGGTTCGCACGGGCGTTGCCGCGTTCGTAGCCCTGCCACTCCTCGGCGATCTCCTTCACGAAAGCCCGCCTGTCCGCCCACTGCTTCGCGGTCAGCCGATCTTCCTGGTCCGGAGCCGGGCCGTCGCCACGGTAGACGTAGGCCATCAGATCACCGCGTCGGATCGGAGGCCGTGTGTCATCCGGGCATAGGGGTCGTCGATCGTGGCCACCCCCGGTGCACTTACGCGGTACACCTCATGGTCACCACCGTCCACGATGGCGATGGTGTCGCCGATCTTGTAGTCCTCCTTCGGCCGATCGAGGAACCGTCCGTCGTACTTGCCTCCGAGCAGCCGGATCATCCTGCGATCCGTGGGAACTGCCGGGGCAGGGGCGTCAGCCAGTCGACACCTTGATCTGCGGGCACATACACGTCAGCACAGGCCGCCACGCCCGGCGTCTCCATCCGGTAGGTCTCAGTGACGTCGCCGTCCATGACGACGAACGACTGGCCGGGAGCGTAGGCATTGCTCGCCCGGTCCACCTGCTTGCCGTCGAACTCGCCTCCGATGAGCAGAATCATGATCACTCCTTCTCGTATCTGACTTCGCCTGCTGCGTACAGCAGGCCTGCACCGCGTGGTGGATTCGGGTCAAGCCGGGCGGTGCCGTCCGACATGATCAGGTAGGCCACCAGCGGCTCGTCGCGGCTGGTTTCGATGTTGACGTACTCGCCCGGCCCGAGCATCGCGCTGGCGTTGGGCAGGTATCCGCCGTGAAATTTGCCTCCGGCGAGGGGAATGCGATTCACTCCCCCACCTCGAAGGCACCGAAGCGCATGATCGTGGAAGCGTCCGGCCGGTTGGCGACGTGGCGTGCTTCGCCGCCGCTGTAGATCAGGTAGCAGTGGCCGGGCTCCTCTTGCTCCCAGTCCTGAACGATGTGCACTGCCTCGCCGGGGAGGACAGAGCATCGGGTGCGCAGGGTCTTCCCGTCGTAGGGGCCGCCTTTCAGGCGGATGGCGTTATCCACGAGTCTCCTTGATGTAGTCGAGCACTTCGTTGCGGCCCTCGAACGTTCGGTTACGAGTCTCTGCGAACATCATTCCCCCGTCGAGAGCATCGACAACGAAGAGGACTTCGTTCTGCCCCTTGCGAATCCACCATCCGGCGTACGGGGCCTTGATGCCGGGGTTCTTCTTGACCTTCCAGCCGTGATCGAATGCGGCCTTCAGGATCAGTTCCTCGCTGGTCATGCTTCCTCCAGTCGCATCGGCTCGCTGATCGCGGCGTAGCGGACGGTGTCCCCGTACAGGCCGGACTCGCGCCTGGTCCATCGATACCCATCAGGCGTGACGCGTTCGGCCCAGTCGTGGTTGCGCAGCCACTGCTGCACCGGCCAGTCGTTGGCGGGGTTGCCCTCAGGCAGTTCGATGGTTGCGATCGGAGCGGAGCCGTGCCCGGTGCCGTCATGCTCCAGGATCACCACGACGAGTTTCATGATTTGACCGCCCCGTCGGCGTCGGCGAGCGCGCGGGTCAACTGGAGGATCAGTCGCTGCGTGGCCGAGCGGGTCATCCACACGCGATGACCGTTCGTCTGCATACTCACGCCGATCCGATGGTCGCCCTTGTCCGGCGAGATGCTCGCCGACGCCTGGCTTTTCACGTCCCCTGTGTCCATGACTCTATGGTCCTCCCTTGTTAACTACTTGTCAAGTGTTCCGCTGGCGGCGACGGGTGCCGGAGCCTCGGTGACTCTACCCAGGCTCCGCTTGGCGTTGATGGCCGCGACAGAGCGACCCAACTTCAGGGCAGCCTCCAACGCGGTGAAGGCGTACCGGCGCGAATCCTTGCGCCGCAGCGCCAGTTCCAGTTCCTCGCTGGTCCATTCCTTGCGGCTGTTCTCGCCCCGGCCAGCAGCGCCCTGCTGCTTCGCCAGCAGATCCCGGTTGGCCTGCACGCAGATGTCGCACTCGCAGCCCCAGTTCCGGTACGTGCTGGCGTTGTGCACGGTCGGCTCCCGGCCTTCGCGCTTCGCCTTGGCGATGTAGATCCGCTCGGTGTTGGCGTCCGTGCAGATATCGCACTTGCAGCCCTCGGCGTACCGGCCAGCCGTGCCGTGGGACCTGTTGCTCACCATCCACCTTCCCTGATGTAGTGATCGCAATCGACTGGAGCGTCCGGGAAAGTTTCCCAGATCTGCTCAATGCGGTTCCAGTAGGCCCGCTTACAGCGCCCACACCAGGTGTCCCGCCCGGCTCCACTACCTGCACGCCACATGCGACCGTGGTCAATCCCAATGAACTGACGACCAGCATCGCCTTCAGTGCGAGTGAACTGCCGGACCGTACTCAGCCCAAGGAATGCCTCCTGGTAATTGGAGTACCTTGGTGAAATCTCTTGCCACCCTTGGGAAAGCAACTCGTCGACATAATCGCCCAGCAAGTCCCACGGTCCGACAGCCTCAATTTCCGCCTCGGGCTTACCTTCCCAGCGGTCCCGGAACGAGACGACAGTGAAAATCCTCATTACGCCTCCTTGTGCTCGGTGCATTCGTAACGCTCGGACGGGCCGCCGATCGCCCGGTACGTCCACTCCTGCGGCGTGCGGCTTTCGACTATCGCCAGCAGGAGCAGGGGGCAGTCCGGCTCATGCACGCACGGCCCCCGCTCGCACCACCTCTCCATGAACATGTAGCCAGTAGTGCTGTTGGAGAACGGCATCCGGTCCTCGGAGTCGTTCAGGATCTCCTCGTACGTCCTCATGCTGATCCCCATCCTGATCGGGCGTCGGCCTCAGCCGACCATTCCCTGGCCGTCACTTCATGGTCACTGGACTCCCAGGTGCCGAAGGGATGCTTGACTGTGGCGTGCACCCAGCCGCGCCCCTCTGTCCAGACCGCCGGATTTCGGCAGGTGTCGCACCAGGGGGCATTCCTGGCAGCCCGATCCTTGCGCCATTCCCACTCCTCGTTCATGCTGTGATCAACTCCTTGAACTCGTCGGGCAGTTTCGTGCGGGGCATTCCGAGGCGCAGGAGGGTGGTCCAGTCCTCGGCGGTGTTCTCCTCCTTGTTGTCGGCCGGGTCCGGAGTCCAGTAGGCCTGTATCTCCTCGGCGATGCCATTGTCGATCTGAAGTGTGGTGCGGCCTTTCAGATCCTCCGGGATGTCCCGGCCAATGGAGGAGTTGCCGAACACCATCTTGGCGGCGTCGGCGGTGATGCCGCCGACCGCCGCACGTCCCTGGAGGTTGTCCCGGGCCGCTCCACCGAACCAGGATGCGTCCGGGCGCTGGGTGCCGATGATCAGGTGGATGCCGCACAGCCGGGCCATGGCCAGCACGCGCATGATCTTGCGGTGAGCCGGGGAGAACTTCCCGCTCTGCTTGTACGGCTTGCCGTCCTCGTCCCGGGCATCCCCGGCCCAGTAGTCAAGCATCCGGTACACCCACTCCTCGAACTCATCGAGGATGACGATCCGCCTGCGGTGAGCACTGAAGGGGATCTTCTTGTGCTTGCGCAGTCGGTAGCGATTCATCATGTCCTCGTACAGATCGAAGGCCATGTCCCAGAGTTCGTCATCCTCAGAGTAGATCCCGAGCACTCCATCCCAGCCCTCAAACCCCAGCAGTTCCACCAGTTTCGGGTCAGCGAGCATCAACTCGGTGCCCTTGTCCTTCCTGGCCGTGTCAATCGCAGCGCAGACCAGGGAGCGCATCAGGGCGGTCTTGCCAGCGTTCGTCCGGCCAATGATCAGGATGTGACTGGTGACGTTGAGGTTGAAGTGGTGGCCGGGTGCTACCGGAAGAATGTTCCAGGGCCGGTCCGGGTCGAAGCCAGGGTGGTGAATCTTGTCAGGCAACTGCGGACGCCGGGTGAAGCGCACCATGTCATTCTTGGTGTCCCACACCGGCATCCAGCGGTCGCCGAGTTTCGCCTGGATCTTCAGCAGGGCCTCGTACTGCTTGTCGTCCTTGTGGTCCTCGAAGCCGGTTCCCTTGTAGAAGACGCTGAAGCCGTCCATGCCCACGACGTCGCACACGTTGACCTGCCCGGCATTGCCGACCAGTTCCCGGAATGCCTCCTCGATCCGCTCAGTGTCGAGTTCGGGTTCGGCTGGTTGGTCGGGCTCTGCCTTCGGAGCCGATTCTGTCGGAATGACTCTCCGGGGGCGGCGGCGTCTCCAGCCTTTCTGGACCAAATAAGTGCCGAATGCCGCGCCGATGGACAAGCCCGACCACTGCAACCAGTCCATGGCTTCTGCATGGTCCTGCCGGAACACCTCCTGCCAGGTGTAGCCCGAGAGCATGATCGTGCCGGAGGCGTAGGTGAAGAAGGGTTTCCAGTTACGCGGCACACGGTTTCGCCGGGCGCGAGCCTGAGCCTCCTTGCGGGTCTTCTTCTTGTGGCAGGAGTTGATCCAGGTGGAACCCTTCGGCGCACACAGTAACTGGAGGTTCGCAGGATCGCTGCGCTGCTCGGGAGTACTCTCCACCTCCGGCACGATGTGGTCGATCTGGAGAGCGTTGCGCACGAAGTACTTCCGGCATCCGTCGCACTGGAACTTGCTGGGATGCCTCGGGTCCTGGCGAGCGTCGAAGATCGCCGTGCGGACCTGCGGATCAATCTTGGTCAGGCTCACTTCTTCTCCTCATCCTCAACCTCGAAAGCCCACAGGCAGAGCCGGAACATGGCGTAGGAGAGCCCCGTGCTGACGGCGGCGAACTGGAATCCGGCCGTCCAGTAGAAGTCATCCAGGGTGACGCGCCCCCTTGGCCTCGGTGAGGGATTCTGCGGCCCGCTCGTTGTTGGCGATGAAGGCGCAGTCCTTCTCCCAGGTGATGCCGGTCTCCTGGAAGACGTGGTCGACGCACCGGTCAGTATCGCCCTCGAAGACCTTGTGGTCGGAACGGTAGACCGCGCCCCAGCCATCGAATGACCGGATGGTGTACGAGGTGGCGTAGTTGGCCATCAGGGGATCACCTTTCCCTTCGGGTCGACGCAGTTCGTGTAATTCACGATCCGGCCGCCCTTCTCGTTGCATTCGGTGTTGTTGCCCTGGACGAAAACCGCCGTCAGGCAACCGGTCACGATCAGGAGGATCATCACCACCACGATCTTGTGGTCGAGCGAGATCTTCTCGTTCACTCCCGGCCCTCCACGGCCTTCGTGGCACGTCCCAGGGCCTCGGCCTTCGCCTTGGTGGCTTCGTGGGCGCTGCGCCGGGTCCTGCCGATCTCCTGCGCAACAGCGATGAACGCCAGCGCACTGAAGAAGATCAGCACGAACAGAATGAAAGCGGTCTGGTACTGGGTCATTCCGAACATCAGGGCTGCCTCCGTTGGTGGGCTGTCTTGTGTCCGCCACGCTTGGCGAACTTGGCTGTCTTCTCGATGAATTCGGCCAGGAGCGCGTCCATCTCGTCCGCGTCCGGGTCACGGTAGGGCTCGTCACGGACTGGCAGATACTCGTCATCCACCATGCCTGCTGGCACCCGGCGCGTCTCCAGCAGTCCGTCGTTGAGCGCGAGCCGCTCCCGGGCGGCGATGGCCCGGGAGCGGACGGTGCGGATCTGCTCCAGCGCGTTGCTGGTGTCGCGGCTGCGGTCGGTCACTTGCGGCGTCCGCTGGACGAGGACTTGAAGGAGTTGCTGGACTTCTTGCTGGTGGAGCCGAACGAGTTCTCGCCGCCGCCACTCTTGACCGTGGTGGACTTGCGGGCGTCCTGGTTGTTCTTGATCGGTACGCCAGCCTGCTTGCCGGGGTTGTAGATGTTGACCGGCTTCGCGGTGCGGATCTTGCTGCTGCCCTGGAAGCGAACCTTCTGGCCCTCCGGTGCGGCGTACGATCCGCCAGCGACCTTGTGGCCGGGCTTGAAGGAACTCTTGTGGCTCTTGTGGTAGCCCAGCGGCACGAAGTACCAGGAACCGTGGCCCTCGTAGTCGTCGTCATCGGGGTCGCACTGGTCGTCCTCGTCGTACGGCTCGCCGGTCATCTGGTCGACGCAGACGGCCTCGTACTGCGGCTCCTCCTGCTGGCCACAGGCTCCCAGGCCCAGGACGAGAGCGAACAGGGTGGGCGCGGCAACCATCGGGGTGATCTTCATTCTGATTCTCCTCAGGGGGATTTCGTCGTCAATAAGGTAAGACTACAGCCTTGTCATGTCCTTGTCAACTGAAAGAGCCCGGCCGGATCGTCCGGCCGGGCTCTGCCTGGTCAACCTCCGATGGTGCCGGTGTGGCCCCGGCCGAATCCACCCCGGAGCACCGTGCCGCCACTCTTGCTGGCACCGCCGACCTGGGCGTAATGCCCCTTCGGCAGGGTGCTGACGTAGCCACTCGAAAGTGGCTGGCCCACGGCCGGATACGACCGGCCGATCGGGTAGTAGACGAACCCGTGGCCGTGGTGCTCGTCGTCGCACCGATCCTCGTCCAGGCGGACCTGCGTCTGCTTGTCCACGCAGACCGCCTGATGGTCCGGCTTCGGGTCCTCACCGCAGCCGGACAGGGCCAGGGCGGCGAACGCAGCCGTCCCGGCCGCCGTTACCTTCGCACTTCTCCTCATGCCTTCTCGTACTCCTTGTTCCATCGGCCGAGCATCGTCTGCGCGGCGGCGGGCGTGATCTCCTTGTCCATCTCGTTCTTCATCGCTCGCACAAGATCCTCGGGCGTGAAGGTCCGCTGCTTCTCCCGGGATTCGACGAACGCAGGCCAGACCGGGTGCTCGCGCGGTGGGTAGCGCTTGCGCTCCGTAGACGTCTTCTGCGGCCCCAGCGTTGCTTTCACCTTCGGACGACGCTGAACCGGGGGCGTTGGCGGAGTCCGGGGGACCGCAGGCGGCTCATGGTCCACCACCACGGTTCCGGAAGGCTTCATGTCGGCCAATAGGTGAGCCAACTCGCCGCGCCAGTCGGGGAACGCCCCGATCTCGCCCGCAGGCGCAGCCGGGGGCTTCGCAGACTCGGTGGCCGGGCTTTTCGGGAGCAGGAGGGCTGCGGTGCCGCCGAACATGAGTCCGTCGATCAGCAGGGCCGTCAGGACCGCCGTGAGCCAGTTGAGCCGCCCGTCCCAGGTGCCGATGTCGGAGTTGCGGTTGTGCATCACCACGGACACCAGGTGGATGAAGGACACGACGGCGCTGGCGGGTGCGACCACCCACAGCAGCACCGACACGACGCGCGGACCCCACTTCGCGTCGTCCCACGGGTTGTGGTTGGCCAACTCGATCAGCAGGAACGCCGCCAGCGGCGGCAGGCCCGCGATCCCGATGTCGACCCACGTCGGGTCCGGGGAATGCAGGTAGGCGGCAGTCACGTTCCCGGCCAGGGACACCCCGAGCGCCACGAGGACGCTGACGTAGCCCCAGAACCGGCCGACGGTGGTGCGCGGGATGCGCTTGGTCATGTCAGCAGCCCCTGACCACGCAGGAGCCGCACGCAATCGGGGCAGAGGTTCGAGGTCTGGAGGTGCCCGGCGAAGGTGACGACTCCGTCACGGGTCATCCATTCACCGCACACGGTCCAGCGTCGGAACGCCTCGCGGGCGTGGACCACTGTCTCATTGTCGGTCCACACGCCACGAAAATCGTTCGGCCGACGCAGATCGGTCCAGGTTGGCCTGTTCACGTCATATCCTCCGTCATCTCCCGGTAGCCCCAGAAGTCCTGGACTGCTACGACTTTCATCGGCCAGCCGACGTTCCTGGCGGCCTGGGCGGCCATCCGCTCGGCAGTCTCACGGCTGGTGAACGGCACTACCTCGTGATCGTTCACGGTGATCCGGCCGAAGCCCTGGTGCCAGAACTTGGTCGCCTCGATGTTCGCCTCGCGGCGGCCTCGGTCGCCGCGTTTCTTCGGTAGCGGCACGTCGCCTCTTGTCAGTCTCGGTGGCTTCACAGCGGTCAAGGCACCCACGCGGGTGACCTTGATCGCCGTGATCTGGTCTCGCTTGTTCAGCATCAGTCAGCCAGGCCGACATACCAGCCGTCGCCATCGGGCATCGCAGCCGCCTTCAGGGCGGGCGCGTGCATCTCCATCCGCAGCAGGCGCAGGCCGTCGTAGGCATAGTCCTGGTCCACGAACCGGACGATCCACTGATCGCCGGTCCAGGTGGCCTCGAACGGGCGAGCCCACTCGGGGTACGGGGTCTTGCCGTCAGGATTCAGCATCGTTCTCCTCTTTCGGTGAGACAGACCATCTGCCGCGCTGATCGCGCCAGACCTCCATCGGTATGCGGGTGAAATGGTGTGCGTGGTCGGCGAACTCGTCCGCCTCGAAGTGGAACTGCATCACCACGCGCAGGCGGGGCTCGCTGGCCGGGCTCGTGGGCTGGTAACCCATGCACCAGTCCGGCCAGCGATCGGGTCCACCAACGTCAGGCATTGAGCCGATCGATCGCGGCGAGCATCACCTTCACGGTGCTCTGCTTCAGCCGGACGATCGGCTGGTCGCTGCGCAGGCTTCCGGCGACCAGGGCGAACAACTCGGTCTCGTCTGGGGTCAGCCGGGGCCGGGCCGGGACCGGCAGAGGCTCCGCCTTGGTCTGGTCCTTGGCGATCGGCGCGTAGGCCCGGGTGAGCCGGTTGCCGACCTGGCCGGGCAGCACGTAGACGCCGTAACCGTTGCGACGGTCCAGTTTCAGCGCCACAACCATGCCCTCGCGGTGCATGGACGAGAGCGCGCCGGACACCTTGCCGTGGCCCTCGCCGGTCGCCTTCTCGATCTCCAGTGCGGTGCGGCCCATCGGACCGGCCTCGCCGAGCATCTGGAGAATGCTGCGCTGACGCTGCTGGAGAACGCCTTCCTTCTCCTGCGAGTCGCGCGATTCCACACTGGTGGCCACGTTCACCACGTGCTGCTTCGCGGTCTTGGTGGCGGTGAACATCGGGTCCTGCTCAACCCGCCCTGTGGTGGTGTTGATCTTCGGGATGTCGAGCCGGGGGTCGATCATGAGTTCTTCTTCTCCTGACAGGTGGTCGAAAGACTGAGACCGCCCCAGTCACTCTGGGGGATCGAGCGAATGACGATGCCCTCGCGCCGGAACCGGCACTCATCGCCGCGCTGGCTGGTAACAATGATCATCGTCTTGGTGAGCCGGGTGACCTTGCCGTGCCAGTGAGCGAGGGCATCTGTGCCCTGGCCCATCGCGCAGACTCGCTGCCCTACCTCGAATTCATTCGTCATAGGTAGAGTCAACCAGGTCGACAACGACTTGTCAAGTCCTTCACAAGGATTACAGAAGATCCCAGCCCCAGCGCACCATGAACGACCACCGCTCCAGCACATCCGCGCCGTAGTCACCCCCGGTGGTCACCTCGTCCGGCTTCTTGCCAGCCTGGACGGCACGGGTGACGCCGCCACGCCCGGCGTTGTAGGCACAGATCGAAGCGCGGGTGACGGCGGCCGGGTAGGCGTTGCGGAAGTGCGCGAAATGCCCGGCCAGTAAGGTCCCAGCGTCCGTGGCCTGTCGCCCCGGGGTGGAGAGGTAGTCGTCCGGGATCACGAAGGAGCGGTCGTCACGCTGCCAGATCCCCCGGCCGTGCCCGCCGTCGCCGTTGATGTTGCGCAGGTTCGTCTCCCGGCTGCCGAGCGCGAACAGCAGGAACGGCGGCAGGCCGCAGGCATCCTCAGCCAGCCTGATCCACCACCAGTTGGCGACCGCCCGATCGAACTGGGTACGCAACTGCGCCTCGGTGATCCTCACGGCTGCTCCTCGATATCGACAACGACCCGGCAGAGCGGGATGTCACCTGGCTCTGCATTTCGATCAGTCAGGACCTGCACCCCGACGTTCGCCGGATCGGCCAGCCGATGCCCCTGCTGCTCCACCTGGCGGCGCATCATCGCCTCGATCCATTCCATGTCCTGCTGGCTGCGCTCATCGAGTCGAACCAGTTGTGCGAAACGCATCTACTGGAATCCCTTCGGGCAGAAGTCCTGAAGGTCGCCGGGCATGATGTCGCGCGGGGCCATCGTGGGGAACATGTCCAGTGGCCGGATGTGGAACTTCACGGCGGCTTCTCGCCGGTTCCAGGCGATCAGTTCGGAGCAGAACAGGCGCTTGTCCGGGTGGTCCTTGGACCAGCCACGGAACTTGTTGTTGAAGAAGCGCGGAGCCAGCCGGGCGATGCTGGGCCAGTCGTATCCACGGTTCAGGGTGGAGTAGGCCCGGGTCACCAGATCCTTGCGGATCTCGTCGCTCAGGTGCTGGTCGAGCGGCCCCCCAGTGCTCCAGCGGAACGCGTCCACGGGCACCCATCGCTGCCGCACGCCGAACGGGGCCGCCTCCACGATCAGCACTTCCGGCTTGCTGCCGGGCGCGTCCGCACGCTCCGCACGCACGTCCACCACCTCGGCGGCGTGGCCGTACCGGCTGAACGTGCCGAGCCGGACCAGCCACATGGCTGGCCCGGCTCCAGGGGTGATTCCGAAGTCTCCAGGCCGGGGCATCATGCCCCGGATTCTACGTCCGGCCGAACACGGCCACGTCTGCCGGAGCCTGGCGCACCTCGAAGTCGCCGCCGTTCGGGCAGTTGGCGGTGCAGACCCACACGTCGTCGGCGGCGATGTACTGCGGCTTGGTGACGATCCGGTCGCCGTCCGGGGCGATGATGTCGCCCACGCGCAGTTCGCTGGCCGGGACCGTGTCGAATTCGAGTCCGGCCATCATGCAGGCGAGGTTGTAGACCAGAGTCTCCCGCGCGCTGCGGCGGAAGGCCACCCCGGTCTCGTTCAGTTCCCTGGTCAGGTCATCCATCTATCTCTCCAGTTCTGTGATGATCGCGGGCACCCCGCCGTTGATCCGGTCGGTGTGACCCTCGTACTCGAAGATGGCGGTGCGAACCCTGCCCGCCTGGTTGAACCAGACGGTGATGATCACGTCGTCCTTGACCATCACGATCCGGTCATTCGTGCTGCCGACGCTCCAGCCGTTGTTGATGGCGGCCTCGTGAAGCCGCTCCCGGCCGGTCACTTGCCCTTCTTTTCCGGCGTGGACTTCGGCGGTGACACCTTGCCCACGTTCTTGCCGGGGATGATCGCACTGTCGCTCATGATCGCCTCCACCATCTCGGTCGGTTCGGGCAGGCCCGCTCGTTGGCGGCCCACCGATGGGCCGGTACTCCGAAGATCTTCGTCTCCTCGTCGCACCGCTGGCACTGGTAACGCGTTCTGGCCACCGGGTGTCCTCGGGCCGCCAACCGGTGGTGTCTTCGAGGCCCAGGGACTTCCACAGGTGACCCTTGATCTTGATCATCACTTGCCCCGCAGGCCCGATTGGATCTCCTTGAGGAGACGATCGGCTTGAGAGCCGATTTCGATATAGGCGACAAGGCCGTCCAACTGACGGACGGCCTTGTTGATCCGCTCCTGCCGGTTGGAGATCATCTCCAGCAGTTCCTCGCGGGTTTCGCCGCCGACGATCACAGCAGCGCCTTCAGTTCGGCCTTGAGGCGCTTGGCGTCCTCGCCCTTGAAAGAGGTTGCGTTGGCGAGGAAGTAGCGGACGATGCCGTCGCCGCTGTCGGCGTGGTAGTTGTCGGTGACCGCACCGAGGTACTTCATGGCGTCCAGGTAGGGCCGGGCGGCGTAGTTGACGCCCTTGCCCTGGCTGCTCCAGACGGTCTCGATCTCGGCAGCGATCTCGCGCAGTGGTCGACTCATACGGCTCTCCTCAGAATGTGCATCGCCAGGTCGCGGATGCGTACCTCGCGCCAGTTCTTGGCCTTGCAGGGGTTGCACACGACGTGGACATTGCCCTTCTCGTCGGTGCCCAGGACGTTGGTGCCTTCCCGGCCGCATCCGTCCGTGCAGTTCATCATGACTCTATGGTCCTCCTCTGACAAGCGCCTGTCAAGCGCCTGTCAGTCTTCATCAGAACACCACCCTGGCTTCGCGTGCGGCCTTCGTCAGGTCCCGCCCTGCCTGGCCCATGCCCATGCTGTGGCCCCAGAGATCCTTCAGGATCTGGGACAACTCCTCGGGCGAGCATTCGATGGTGATCTTGTCTCCGACGCGGACCAGTTCCATCAGCGCCGCACCCCCAGAAGGCGCTGCACGCCCTCGATGTCGCGGCGGGTGGTGCTGATGTACTTCGCCTGCTCGTCGATCGTGCGGTGCAGGCCCGCGAGGTTCGCGCTGGCCGTCCGCAGGGCGTGCAGCAGGCCGCCCACGTCCTGGCTGTGGGTGTCCGGCTGCACCTCGAACGCCATGCCCGGCAGATTCATCATGATCTGCTTCGCTTCGGCCTGTTCGGCTCTGGTCAGTTGGGTCATTTCAGATTCCGCCCTTCAGGATTGCGTCGATTCCGGCGACTCCGCGCATGGATGCCAGTTCCATCAGAGCCCAGCGCGGGGTGGGCAGGAGCAGGCGGCCGGAGGGGATGGAGAAGGTGACGTAGGTGGTGTGCTCGCGCTGCTTCAGCACCAGCATCTCCGCCTCCGCGTCCGTGATGGTGATCGATTGGGTCATTCCTTGATCCCCTGTTCGAGTCCGAGGGCGATTGCCCTGCGCTGTGCGATGTTCCAGGTGCTGCTGGTGGCCACACCAGCCAGCACGTTGTAGGCGAAATGGACGCGGTCGGCCGAGGCGATCCGGGAGATCTCCCAGCGGAAGTGGTCCCGCAGGCTGGCCGGGGTCCAGTTGCCGTCCTTGCCCATCCGCAGTTGCGGTGCCTGGTTCATCAGGCCATCGCCTCCTTGCGCAGGTTGAGGCGGATGGCGTTGCGGGTCCGCTGGCGGCGCAGGCCCTTGTTCTGGTGCGTGCCTGCCGCGTTGCTGCGGCGGCGCTCCAGAACCCGCTCGATCCGGTCGATGTTGCTCTCCGCGCTGAAGGCCTTGCTGGTCTTCGACATCGTCTTCATCCGTTCCGCTCGCGCCGGACGCTCCGTCCGGCTGATGAAGATGAATCTACCCCCTTGTCAAGCGCTTGTCAACTAACGCAATACGCCCCCTCCGAAGAGGGGGCGTAGCGGCGCGCTGGACGCGGGTCACCGAGGGGCAGAAATTGGACCCCTCTATCCGGCCATCCTTCCGTGCTCAGGCGACAGGAGAGTACGTGGAGTGCCGCCTGCGGTGAGGTTGACGCGGCTTCACAGGAGCCCGGAGGCTAGATCGATTCCCAGCCGAGGTCGGCGAGCGCGGTCACGAGGTTCGGGTGCGTGAGCACCTTGCCGACCGGGGTCGCCTTCGCATTCAGGCGCTGGGTGAAGACCGGACCGGTCGGGTGCTCACGGATGACGTACCCGTCCAGGTAGGCGTAGGGGTGGATCTCGTCGTCGCGCCAGACGAGATCCCGCTCCACGTCCTCGGTTCCTCCGATGGTGCTGCGGACCTTGGTGATCATGTCGCCCTCTTCTCCTGTCCGATGGTGAGCAGGTGGTTCAGCACGCTGGAGAGGATCGGCCTGGGCAGCGTGCGGCAGCGGGTGTCCTGGCCGTAGTAGGCGCTGATGACGCGGTAACGCTCGGCGAAGGTCACCGTCAGGCGATCCTCGTCCTTGCGGTGGATCATCGGCACCTTTTTCGTGAAGATCACGACGTCGGAGGAACGTTCCTCCTGCTCCCAGCCATGCTCCCTGGCCATCGCCAGGACCTTCTCGCGGCCGGTCATTCCGGCTCCTCCACGACTGCTTCCTCCGGGTCGGGGATGGCGAGGTAGTTGACGACGGAGACGATGGTGGCCGGGATCGAGTCGGACTCGGTCCACACCTCCGTCATCACGTCGGCCGGTTGAGCGATGTAAATCTCGCAGAACCGGCCGGGACGCTGAAGCAGCATCCGCTTGGCGGTGTTCTTGCGCACCGTCCAGTAGTAGTCGTCCGCCGCCGTCAGGATCGGCTCACGATCAAGCGCCATCACTGCCTCGTTTCTCCAGGTAGTCCACGATGTACCGCACGTCCGGTTCCATCCGGCCCAGGTCGCACCAGGCCTCGCTGATCACCATACCGGCGCGGTCGAAGTAGATGTCCACGAACCGTGACGGGCTGGCGCGGTGGAAGTGCAGGGTGTCGAACTCGTCGCCGAACGACACCTTCCAGCCAGCGACCTCGCCGCTGGCGATCATGTGCCGCCGATCGTCCTTCGTGATCATTTTCTGACTCCGTTCCGGCGCAGATGGGCCTTGATGGCCTCGGCCCCGCCCGTGAGGCGGTTGCCGTTGGTCTCGGCGTAGGCGACCCGGCCGCTGTTCCAGTCGAACTCCACCCACATGGTGTAGCGGTCGCCGTCATCCAGCCGGTACAGGCTCAGCCCACGCTCGAAGCCCGTGGTGCCGGGCACCTGCCTCCAGTCGTACTCGCGGGCAACTTCCAGGATCTCAACTCGCGTCGTCATGCCAGGAGTCTGACCTCCTTCCCTTCGGTTGTCAAGGACTTGCCAAGTCTCTGACAAGTGGGTAGAGTCGTGGCATGGACGAACAAGAATTCCTGAAGAACCTGGCCATGATCGTGACCATCGCAATCCTGCTGGCCAGCGGAACCGCCTCCCTGCTGTTCATTGCGAACGGTGGCGTGGAGGCCCTGCTGGAATGGATGGCCGGAGCATGACGACGATCCAGGAAGTGAAGAACATGGCCCGGCCACTGATGGACGCGCACGGCCTGAGCGGGTGGCTGCTGGAGTTCGACAACGCCAAGAACAGGTCGGGGCAGTGCTGGCACCCGCAATGGACAGCAGGCCGACTTGAGCCGGGCCGGATCAGCCTCAGCCGCCACTTCGTGCGGCTGAATAGCCTGGAACGAATCCGGCTGACGCTGGTCCACGAGATGGCCCACGCCATCGTGGGACCGGGTCACAAGCATGACCGGGTGTGGAAGGCGCAGTGCCTGGCACTCGGTGGCGACGGCAAGGCCCGCTTCACCGAGGAAAGCACCGTGCTGGTGACCGGCAAGTTCACCGGGGTATGCCCCACCGACCCCAAGCACACGTACCAGCGGCACCGGATGACCGACAACATGCGGCGGCGCTCGCTCTACTGCCGTCACTGCATGACCGCAGGTGACCATGAGCGTGGTCGTCTCACCTGGAGGAGGAACGCATGACCGAACGAGTGGAACTGAACCGCGACGACGCCTACTGGCTGCTGATGATGACTTACAGCATTCCCACGCTCTACGACCACCAACGGCACCGCCTGGCGCAGATCGAGGGCGAATTGAATGCCCAGCCCCAGCGCGAGGGTCGCCCGCCTGGCGACCCTGCCGCTTTCGACGTGTACGTGGTGAATGTGGAGTACACCGAAGGCCCGCCGATCGCCATGCGGACCACGCCGGAGGCGGCCTTCGAGATCGCCAGGGCCTTCAACCTGGCGGGTGGGGAGCGGACGGCCGAAGTGGTCGGCTACCGGTTCGGCGATGTCGGGCCGGGGGTCGCGCTGGAGATCCCGGAGTGATCGCGCGGGGCGGGGGGCTTCGGTCTCCCGCCCCGCTTCAGTTGACAAGCGCTTGTCAAGGTGAGAGTATCTAGACATGACGACGAAAACGAGAGAAATCGAGATCACCCGGGGCGGGACCAGCCGGGTGGGCAAGTTCGGAATGACCGTGACCATGTGCGCGGTGGTCTGCGAGCAATTCTCCTGGGCCTTTTACGTGAATGCCAAGGATGAATGGTGGGAAGGCTGCGGGAATTGCGAGAACGATTCCGGCTTCAAGCCCTGGCACGCCGGAGTCTATGGCGGCGTCTGCTTTCAGTGCGGTGGCGTCGGAGTGCGCCGGGTGGCCGGATCGGAGGCCATTCTCCGCCAGATCATCCGCCGCAGAGTTTCCAGCCGCCTCTCCAAATTGAATGCGGCGGAAAGGGCCGAGGAAGCGCAACTGGCCCGCGCGGAGGCATATGCAGTTGCCCATCCGAACCTCGCTTCGGACCTGGCGCGCATCCGCGTCAGCGAGGAACTGGGTGGCAACGTTCTGGCCCGCTTCGCGCTAACGCTGCTGCGTCAGCCGCTCAGTGTGCGGCAGCAGGCCTACGCTGTTTCGCTGCTCGCTGAGCGAGCGTGGGACGAGGCACACACTAACGCTGACACTGTGGAGGAGCGTTACGTGGGCAACGTTGATGAACGGATCACCGTGTCCGGCAGCGTCAGCGTTGCGCACTACTGCGCCACCGAACGCTACGACCGCACGTCCACGATGCTGATCGTGGTGAAGACCGCAGCGGGCGCAACGCTGAAGATGAACACCGCCGCAGCGTGGGCCTTCAACGTCAGCGTTGGCGACGAGATCACCGTCAGCGGCATCGTCAAGAAGCATGAGGAGAACCGGTACGGCAAGCAGACCGTGCTGACCCGCCCGAAGAAGGAGAAGTGATGGAGATCGGCAAGGAGGAGGCGCTGCGCCTGCTGATGCAGACCAGCGACAACAACCAGGCAGCGGGCGGCCGGATCGGCGGGCCGTGGGCCAATGAGGGCTACAGCCGGGAGAACGCCCTGGTCATCGCCTCGCGCTGCACCTACTTCCAGCGCATCGAGTGGCAGCGGATGCCCGCCGTCCGGGCGATCCTGCCCGGCTACGGCGACCACGTCTGGTACCTCAACCTCGACGCACCGAAGGAGGACCCGTGGACCTGATCGATCTGGCGAGGTTCCTGCTGATGGCCACCATGCTGACCTGGACGGTCGGCACGATCGCCTACATCTCGACGGCCAGGACCAACAGGGAGAGTTGGGCTCGGCTGGCGAAGGCCGTGCCGATGGCGATCCTGATCCTGGCGCTGATGTGGACGATCAGGTCGTGAACCGGCTGCTGATCGTGGTGCTCTGGCTCGCCTACGCCGCGCTGGCGCTCGGCCTGGCAGTCGTCAGCCTCCGAATCCCCGGATGAGTATAATTCAGGGTGCTAGAATTATAGAATGACTGAGCCCCTGAAGCGATGCCCCCGCTGTGACCAGCGGAAACGCCCCACCGCGTTCTACGTGAACAGGAAGGCCAAGGACGGCCGCTCTTGCTACTGCAAGAGTTGCCAGCAGCAACTGGTGGCTGAACGGAAGGCGGCCGAACCCGACAAGGTCCGGCTGTCCTCCGTGAAGGCTCACATCAAGCGCAAGTACGCCATGACCTGGGAGGAGTACCTCGACTGGTACAACCGGCAGGCCGGGAACTGCAAGATCTGTGGCACGCATTTTCCTCTTCTGATCCTGTACGGACTTCATGTGGATCACTGCCACAAGACCGGCCGGATTCGCGGCCTGCTCTGCCGGGACTGCAACACCGGCATCGGCCTGCTCAAGGACGACCCGGATCGACTCCAAGCCGCCATCGCGTACCTGAAGCCTGAGATCCCGTCCGGGGAGAACTAGTCGAACGATGGACTAGTTCGGACTTGACAGTAGGAGTACGCTCGGCTGTGCGGTTCACTTCAAGCGCGACGAGCGTTTCCGGAAGGAGCGCAGGCCGGACGGGATGCAGTCGGCAGACGCTGGGTGGACCGGGTGGGGCAGGATTGAGGATTCAGTTCCTCTCCTGCCCCACCCTCATCTCACCTCGACCCACACCGCCGCCGCAGGCCAGCGCACCGGCTCCGGGCGCATCGCCAGATGCTTGTACCGCCACCATTCGGTCTCGGTCACCACGTCCAGCACCAGGGTCAGGGCCGACGTGCGCAGTTCGCCCCACGCACGGAAGTCGTGGTGACTGCCGGACTCGTTGACGAGGATCAGCCTCCGTCCACGCAGGTTTTCCACCCGGCCGACCATGTCGGCACGGTCCCAGTGACGCAGCGTGACTGGAGGCAGGGGATCGGGGCGGGTGTCCGGCGACTGGTTCATGGGCGCATTCTCTCCTGTCAAGCCCAGCCGGAACCAGGATTCTGGGTGTCACAAGATCGTTCTAAACGATCTTGGAACGCACTTGACGAGCCCGGCCACTTCGGCTCCGCCTCCAGATCCGGATGATCTTGTGACGCTCTGGCCAGCATTTTCGGTTGGGTGTCACAGGTGTCACAGCACTTTTATTGGAAATTTTTTGAGAATCCTCACGTGGGCTGAATCTGAAGGCTGTGACACCTGTGACACCCAGAGTTGATCAAGGAATTGTGTGACGCAGTTCACACTGGGGTGCATACCAGGCTCAACTAGTGCAAATCGGACACACCTCGATCTGGGCCTAGTCGACAAGCGCTTGTCAAGTCAACTAGACTGCTGGGCATGAAACCATCGAAAATCGTCACACTCCGTGAGATCCAGTGGATAGACATCCAGCCGGATGGCCGGGATGTTCCGCGCAGCGGGCATATATGGGCTCCAGCGGCCCCTGTTGCCGGTTCTACGGCCTTCTGGGTAGTCCCCGGTGTGATGGGCCAGGGAGCAGATTCTGAGCCCGCAGAAGCGATCCTCGTGGCTCGCAGCAGCCGCAGGCACCTGTGTGGCCGGGCTTACCGGATCAGGAGGCGCTCGGTCACCGGGCAGATGGAGTGGCGGGACATGTGGAACCCCACCGGGGGCCGCTTCGTGGACAAGGGCGAGTGGTTCCGCGAGACCGATCCGCGCTCACGCTTCAACCGCACCTACCGCCCGCCGAGGCACGCGCCGTTCACGAAGCGGGCGAACGAGGTGGAGTTGAGTCTCTTCGAACAGGTGTGCGAGAAGGTGGCGGCCGGTGCCGACATCGACTTCACGGTGAAGGCCGCCGACGCGGCCAACGTTGCCGATCTGGCACGCAACGCTGACTCGGACGCAACGCTGTGAGCCGCGCAGCGTTGCCCCCGGTGCCCGCAACGTTAGGCACCCCGGCCGAGTACGACCACACAACGTTCGCCAGAACGTGGCCCGAGCGTAGACAGACCTACGTTGCGCCCACGCTGCCGGAGCCGGTTCAGCGTGCGACCGAGATTAGTGTGGCCGATCCGATGCCACGCAACGCTAAGACGATGGCAACGCTGGGCCACGCTCGTGGCTGGAGCGTGCGGATCACACACGCTGTCGGCTACGACATGAACAGCGACGGATCGCAGAAGACGCGCGACATCGAGGAGCCGACCGGTGCCATGACGCCGGGTGGAAAGAAATCCGCACCGCGTCCGCAGATGCACAAGATCGGCGAGGAACTGCTTCCACCTGCCGAATCGATCCGGGTGATCGTAGTTGCCCCAGGCAATAAACTGTTCGTGGGCCATTGGAAAAACAATGGCTGGGATTTCGGGCTTATTCTTGACGGGCGGACGCTGGTCAGGAATTGCAATTGGACCCAGTTGAAGGAGGCGCTCGATGCCGAGGGCCGGGAGGATCTGCGCGACACGCAACTGCCCTTACAAGGCGACGACGGGAAACCGTTGTGACGAATGCGCGAAGGAATATGAGGAGAATCGTGGAACGAGACAGAGCCGTGGGTACGACAAGGCTTTCGATGCGGCCAGGAAGAAGGCCGAGCCGAAGGTCGAGACCGGCGAGGTGGTCTGCTGGCGCTGCGGGGAGAAGATCTCTCGCGGGCAGGAGTGGCACCTCGGCCACCGCGACGACGGATCGATCGGCGGCCCGGAGCACGCACGCTCCTGCAACCTGCGGGCGGCCGGGCTCAAGACGGCTGGCCGGGACTGGACGCCAGCAGCCGCCAGCGCGCCGCTGTCGCGTGATCTGCGGGCGGCGAGGGTGATGGCCCAGGCGAAGGCCGAGCGAGCCGCAGAGCGACGGAGGCGGCGTCGTGGCGAATGAGGACAAGCGCCGGATCAGGGAACTGCTGGACGAGATCGAGCAGTTGTCCGGCTGGCGCGTGCGCCGGATAGACGTGTCCGGCAAGCATTCGACGATCTACCCGCCGGACGGCCAGCCGCTCATCAGCGTGCCGAACAGCCCGAGCGACTGGCGCTGGCGCAAGAATCTGAGATCGCAACTACGCAGGTGCGGCTGGACCGGCACACTGCTCGACTGAGAGACTGGCCGGGCTCCTTCGTAGTGGTGGCGCAGGAAGCGCGAAAGGCCCCGACCAGAGTTGGTCGGGGCCTTTCGTTCGTTCAGGTCAGCAGGAGCCGCCCGGACGGGTCGGCTTGCAGACGCTGGTGGCCGACGCGGGCGCGGCCGACACGGCGACCATGCCGAGGACGGCGGAACCGGCGAGCAGGATGGTGGCGATCTTGTTCATGCGGGATGCACTCCTTGTGTTGGTGGAGTCCCAATTGTCCCACAAGATCACCACCACGGGTCCTCCTGCGCCCACTTTTCCAGCGTCTTCCGATCGGTCGGATACGGGCGCAGCGGATGCTCGGCCAGGTCGCGCTCGGCCTGCTCCCTGGTGGGAGCGTCGTCCGGGTAGCGGTCGATCATGATCTTCCTAACCGTTGTAGGGATTGTCCTCTTCGACGTAGTACGGGGACTCCTCGCAGGTCGAGTCCTCGCAGTCGCCCTGGTCGTCCAGTTCGTTGCCGCAGGCCGGGCAGTCCTCCTTCGGCTCAGTCACGGTCCAGTCCCCACGCCTCGCGCACCAGGTACTGATGGCGGGTGATGCTCGGGCCGTAAAGCGTCTCGACGACGACATCGCTGCCGTCGTTGCACACCCAGCCGATCGGAGTGCCGTAGGACAGGACCAGGTAGGCGATTCCGTACGTGTGAGCGTCGGCGTAGTAGTGCGTCGCGTCCGTCGAATGCCAGAGAGGCGTGGGGGCCTTGAAGTACTTGCCCTTGTCCTCGGGGGCGAACCCCTTGAGTCCGTCGATCTCGATCGGCTCGCCGTTGCGGATCTTCTGTGCGGCGTCGCGGATGTCCATCAGTTGATCTTCTCCTCGATGTGCGCCGGGTCGATGCCGAGCGCGTGGCAGATGGCGTTGATCTTGGCTTCGGTCTCCTCCGCCTCCTCGTGGGTCCAGGAGTCCGGCAACAGCCAGGCCACGAAGTGCGCGGCCAGCGCGATCGTGAGCAGGAAACTGCTGACCATCCCGTAGACGGCGATCCAGCGAGCGGTCGCGTTGATCGGCGGCAGATTGCCGTAGCCGACCGTGGTGGCGGTCTGCACGATCCAGTCGACCGCGAGCCCGCCCTCCAGGTTGTTGGTCCTGCTGTAGGCGACGGCGCAGATCACCGAGTTGATGATCATGATCAGGGCCACTGCCCGGCCGGACCGGGCGATCCGCTCGATCATGATGCGTTCTCCTTCATCCAGGTGCGGATGGCGGCCAGGGTGGGCGAGAGGAATTGCTCATCACCAATCGGCGTGCCGTAGTAGGCAGTGACCACGGAATGGATCTTGCTTTCGTCGTAGGTCAGGTAGACCCACATCATCGGGGTGCCCTCGCCAGCGCCCCGGATCAGCCGGATCGACCTGTCGTTCGAGTAGAGCAGTACACGCTTGGTGAACTCGAACTCCTTGGCCAGGGCGAGCACTTCGTCGCGGACGGTCATCAGGCACGCTCCAGTTCGCTCGGCTTGTAGTCGCCGAGCGTGCGGTCGTTGGCGTCGACCACGCCGACCTCGTACTGCAAGCCGACGAACGGCAGCACGTAGCCGTAGATCCCGTCCACCGTGCCGGTGGCCTCCCTGCCTGCGAACGGCGTGCCGTCCTTCTGCTTGACCGTGCTGCCGATCGGGAACGCGGCCAGCACTTCGTCTCTCGTCACAACGTTTCTCCTTCGGGCCAGTAGGACGCGGGGAGGCTCATCGCCATCGCCGCGATGATCTCGATGCCGTCCACCAGGATCGGCTGTTCCTTGCCGTCTTCGAGCAGCCAGTACTTGGCGTTCAACTCGAACGGCTTCTCGGGTTCCGGGTCGAACAGGTCGCTGGTTGCCATCAGGTGACCTTCCAGTCGGAGCCGACCGGGCGGATGTTGCCGGGCGTGGCCCGCATCGTCCAGCCCTTGCTGATCACCTTGGACTTCTGGCCCTTGGTGTTGGTGTCGCTGGTGACGGTGCCCATGACGCCGCAGTTGCCGAGGGTGTCGCGGCTGTTCCAGTCCTGGTGGTCGAGCGTGAAGGCGATCCACTGGCCGGAGCCGTAGGACACTTCGACGTATCGGGTCTGCTCGATCAGCGCCTTCTCGCGGGCGTTGAAGTACTTGCGGTTAGGCATCGCAGGTCTCTTTTCCGTTCGTGGCGTGATACCAGGCGAACAACCTGGCGGGGTTCTCGTTGTCGACGGTCGCCCGGATCTCTCCGGTGCAGCCGTCGCACTCGGCGGTGGCGTAGGCGCTGGATGGTTTCGGCGTTGCCTTCATGTCTTGATACTCTCACCTTGTCAAGCGATTGTCAACTGATTGTCTACTACCGGTGCCAGCCAATCGACTGGCACCGTCTGTGTCACCAGAAGATGTCGACCACGTACCGGCCCGGCTGGATGTGGCCGTTCGCCGCGAGCCAGGCGAACATGGTTGACGGGTGCGGATATTCGTTTTCGAAGTCGAGGAACGACTTCATCTTCTTGGCGTCGTACTCGTCGAGCGGCTTGCCGTTCGGCAAGAATTCGTGCTGCTCGTAGTTGCCGTACTCGCCAGCGGCGATCACGCTCCATTCACGTCCGGTCAACTCCTGGACGTACTGATCCAGGTCGATGTAGTCCACCTGCTGGCTGATGGTCGTCTTCACTTTCAATGGCATCGCAGGTCTCCTCAGAGGAACTCGCGCCAGGCGTTCTTGACTGCGTACTGATGCTGGGTGGTGGTGGGTGAGTAGATGACGTCCGGGCAGCGGCGCACGTCCGGGTTCCCGGTGCTCCAGGCGATCGGCGTGTCGTACGACAGGACCAGGTAGCGGATGCCGTACTTCTCGGCGTCCGCGAAGTACTGATCCTGCGCGCTTTTCGGCATCTCGCCGACGTACTGGTACTTGCCGTCGCTGTGCGGCAGGATCGCCCGCAGGTTGTTGGCGTCGAACGTGCTCAGGTTGTGGATGTAGTCGTTCGCGTCCCGGACGAGGATGCGCTGGCTCATGATCTTGCCTTTCGCCGTGCCCAAGCGGGCTGTGGTTGGTTACTACTGCCGGGCGACTTGTGCCGCCCGGCAAGGCCTTTCAGGGATCAGCCGCTCAACTCCGTCTCGGTTGCCTGGCAGCGGATTCCCTGGTGGTTCCAGAGGATGCCGACAGCCCGTTCGAGCGGATCGCTCTGGGGCGGAAGACGGTTGCCGCAGCGATGGCAGTTGATCGTGCCGTCGCTGTTCACGTCCTTGACCATGTGCTCGGGGATCTTGACCGGCCCGACCCCAGGGATGTCGATCTCGACCCGCTTCATCGTGCGGTCCGCACGAACGTCTCGAAACCGTCTACCTCGCAGGCGAGCCGGGCTCCGGCCACTTCCTGCTCGGTCCAGTCGCTGATGTCGATGGTGGCGCGCTGTCCGCCGCCCGCGATGACCATGATTGCCATGATTGACCTTTCGTTGGGGACCAGCGTCATCTGGTCCGAGTGCGAGGCGGCGCTGCTTCGATGCTGACCCGCTCGCTCCTTGCTCTGGGTAGTACGTTACTCGCTTGTCAACTCCTTGTCAACTCAGTCTGTGTGCTGCGATGATCCGGTCGATCCGGCCGTGAATCTCGTTGCGGCGCTTGGCCTGGTCGCGCTTCACCAGCCGTGCCGCCGCCTGGTCCATCTCGCGGCGCAGGCCGATCGACGTCCACGCCCGGACGATCTCGGTGCCGCACTTGACACCCTTGCTCGTTGGCTGGTCGTAACGCATCAGCGTCACCTTGCCGATCTTGCGCATGGCCCCGTCCACGACACTGCCGGGGACGGGTGCGCAGTTGGCTTCGTAGGTGACCATCAGGGCTTCGGCCGGATGCGGCTGTAGGTGCTGTCTTCCTTGTACTGGTAGGCACTGACGGGCAGGTCCCCGTGCAGGACCATTCCGATGAATGCCCGTCCGTACATCCTGAATTCGTGGCCATCGACCCGCACGACGTACCAGCCGTTCGGCTTGATCCCACCGATCTCCAGGTCTTCGCGGGTGAGCGTCCGCATCAGAGGTTGCGGTTGGTGAAGTAGTAATCGTCACCGTGTACGGCCTTGCCGATGTTCATCACCAACCACGCGGTCATGTCCATCCCGACGCCGTTGACGATGAACCCGTCATGCTTGCGATCGACCTTCAGATCGGTGTCGTCCGCCAGGCTGCGCAGGTAGCGGGTGTCGCTGTCCACGATCATGACCACGTCGATGACGCGCTTCATGCCGGACTGCGAGACGTGACGGACGATGGTGTAGAGCGTGGTGCCCTTCGGTGCTGCCTTCAGCAGGTTCCAGGCGTACGACTTCTCGCTCATGGTCTTACCTTTCGTTGTGCCCAAGCGGGCTGTGGTTGGTTACTACTGCCGGGCGACTTGTGCCGCCCGGCAGGGACGTTGGTGGCTGATCAGACCATGATGTTCACGGCCCTCCTTCCGTTGGTGTCTCTGTGCTGCTGGGTAGTACGCTACTCAGTTGTTAAGCGTTTGTCAACCCCTTCCGGCCTGCCGCCGCACGCTGGCGGCAACTCTGATCATGGTCTCGCGCCACACGGTCCAGGTGACCGCTTGCATCTGTGACGGCGTGATCCCAGCCTCGGCGGCAGCCTTGCGGTATGCCGTTGCGTACGCCTCGTATTGCCCCTTGCGTCCGAGTGCCGTCACTTCGGACTCGGTGGCCTGGCGACCGTGAGCAACGCTCATTGCGTGACGGTCGATCACCACATCATGCGTGTTGGTCGGATCGGCGATCACCAGAGCGAAAGCCGTTGTCTTGGGTGCCTTCAGTGTTTCGACGACGTCCGCGCCGTTGTAGATGGCGTCAGCCTTGCGAACCGACATCCCGAGGCAGCCGGACGAGATGCCACCTTCGGCATAGGTGCGGATGGCCAGTGTCTGATTGCGTGCCCAGTCCATCTGTGGCGACAGTGCGCTGATCACGCCAGCGGCACGGAGCACACTGTGGTCGGCCGATCGAGCCAGCGTCACGGCCAGAGCGTGAGCCTCTGCGTACCAGGCCATTCCGTCCGCTCGCTGTGCGTCGGACGCCTTGCGGTAGAGGCTGAGGATGTTCTCGGCCAGTGTGTCGATGTCCAGCGCCGTTGTCGTCATGAGTAGTACGCTATCCTTCCATGTGGTGACTTGTCAAGCGGTTGTCATGCGGCTTGGATGCTACTGCCGGGCGACTTATGCCGCCCGGCAGGGCCTTTCAGTTACGGAGGCGAGGGTCGACGTTCCACATCGGCATGTTCGTTTCGACATGCCAGCCGCAACCGTCATGAGCGAACGTGCCAGCATCAGGGCAGTTGGCGCGCTCTAGGTCATCGTCCTCCGGCTCGCGACCCATTGCCTCAGTGAAGCGCGTTTTGGTGATACGTTCGCTCACTTCGCAGGCTCCATCGTTTCGATGCGACCGGCCGCACTCAGCGTCATGGTGACCATGTCGCCGTTACGCATTCCACGGTTGCCGAACCCGTAGCACCATGCCGCGTCACTCTGGCTGGTACGCATCTCGCCGTCATCGAACGCGATGCGGTAGCGCGGGTTTCCGTTGACACTGCTGTTGAGCCGTTCGCTTGCCACAATGCGAGCCGTCACGGTCTGCTTGGCCATTGTCTTGCCTCTCGATAGAGGGGTTGGATGCTACGGCCAGGCGACTTGTGCCGACTGGCCGGGCTTTTCACTTCTCTTGCGCGTCCCACATCCGGACGACATCGTTGCAGAAGTTGACTGACACCATGACCGATGCGATCTTGCCAGCGGCGAGGATGTCGAACACCTCGGGCGGCATCTTGAGTCGAGGCGACAGGTTGAACCTTCCGCCATCGGCTTGCACGATGCGGACCGTGCCGCCTTCCGTTTCGGTCATCTGTGCGATGTCGAACCGCATCTCAGCCATCAGAACTCCTCCACCTTGACGCCCATGCGCGGCCCGAACTCAAGCCGTGCGTACGGGTCGCCGTACGAAATGCCGTCCCATGCTCTGGCATCGAACAGATCGGCCCAAGATGCCGGGCCGCCGCCGTAACCATCGGCCAGGATGTAGTCGTGGCCCGAGGCGCGAGCCTCGCGCTTGTAGTACGCCTTGGCTTCCTCGATGTTGGCGAACGTGTTCTGCTTGCTCGGTGGCTCCGGGTACGGATTGGTGCGACCGAACGTCTGAAACGATGCGTGGATCTTGCTCGGATGGCGCATGACGTGCCCCTTAGGTAGTGCGGCTTGGATGCTACGGCCAGGCGACTTGTGCCGACTGGCCGGGCCTTTCACTTCTCTTGCGCGTCCCACATCCGGACGACACTGTTCGTGAAGTCGACGGACACCATGACCGACGCAACCTTGCCCTTGTCCATGATGTCGAACACGGCATCCGGAATCGCCAGCCGTGGGCGGAGCACGAACGATCCGCCATCGTGTTGCATGATGCGTACGGTCCCGTTCTCGTCGCCGATGATTGCTGCGATGTCGAACCGCTTTTCAACGTTGGCCATTGCCTTGCCTCTCAGTTGAGTGGGTAGCGCTTGAGTGTGTCGATGGCTTCATCGACGGTCATGCCGCTTTCGATCATGGTCACCCGGACATCCTGTCCTGTCGGCACGCTGGGATCGTTGCGCCGCATCTCGTCCACGATGCTTTCGATGGCGCTGCACAGGTGACCGTATGCCTGGTCCTGGCCTGCGGTGAGCCCGTTCGCCACGTTGATCCTGTACTGCATGGTGTCCAGCGTCATGGCGTACGCCAGCAGTTCCTTGTTCGTGAGCCGGGCCATCAGATGTCTCTCCAGTTCGGGCAGTCGAAGGGCTCGAAGCCGCCCCTGTCGACCCAATCGTGCAGGTCTTTGCGTAGCCATCGCGCCTCTTCCAGGTCGCCATCTGCGACTGCCTGCCGCAATGCCGCGAGCGTTGCA